CAGACAGTCGTTGCATTCTGTTTTTGCGTGACCTTGGCAAGGGGATGATACCGAGCTGGAATCAACCATTTGATTTGACCAAAGACAAGGTTCCGCCGAGCAATCCTGCAAACTACGACGAATTCATGCAGATGTTCTGGCTTAGAGACTACAACAAGACCAAAACTCATGCCGAGAACTATAATCTGTATAATATTCAGATTGACCAGAAAAACTATCCATATTCAACTCCACAGTTCAAGCAAAACGAGGGCAATTTGCCGTTAGTATGCAATAAGTCACGGGCATATTACAAACAACGAAATTTTCCTGGTCATAATGTTTGGTATCTTGTCGTTCAGTCAGAAATGATTTTCTGGGGATTCCCCACTTATTGGTATCAAAATAGTTCGTCTTTTACTGAAATGAATTGTTTTGCTGCTGGTCTCATTAAGAATGCTATGGGCGAAGTCATTGCATATGCTTCAGTTTTTAATTATACCGGCACTTCAAATTATTTCAAATCATACGAAAACGGTGATTTTGCTAGTGTATCACCTTTCACTTATCTGAACAATAGAGTTTTTTCGAATATTATTCAGGATGGTTCGGTTGGGTTGATGCAATATGTGCTCAATTCTGTTCCAAACTCAAAATATCGGTTTGGTAATGGTTCAAACGAATATCTTGGTTTAACACCATTTGCCATCAGACCAGCAGTGTCATTACTGCACGTCAATCACGGATGGATTCCATATGCAGAAATGCCGTTCCTAGATATTTTTGTGCCAAACGATGGTCAGGCAAACCTTATGAGATTCGTCACTATTAATAACAAGCTTCATCTTGTATTGCGTGTTTCAAGTAACGAGTACAATAACAACGGCGACACCACGTTCATGGGCGTTGAACTATGAAACATTATCTTGAATTCAGCGGCAGAGGAAATGACAAATATCTGCCGCTTTCTTATAAGCTAATAAACTATGCCGATGGTTCGGACCACTCAGCAGATTGGACATGGCTTCAGAATCTGAAACCAAACAGCTATTGGGTCAAGAACGACATCGTTCGACTTCTGAAGATATTCACAAAGGAAAGAAACCTTGTTGCGTTCACTAATTGTGTGAAACTACCAAACGGGGATTACGAGTTCACTTGTTCGGTTGAGCCACCCTATACAGTCTGGAATCAGTTTGAGATAAGAAACACGAAACACAGGTTTCATGTTCGTGAAGTATCGGGAACCAAGCTAGTTGGTACATTGTGTTCTGACGGCGAATTCAATGTTCAAACATCTGGCGAGCTAATTGCAGGCTGTTCTCCGATGAAAGTTATAAGAGAAGAGGGAAACAGTATTATCCTGGAATGTTTCGGAATCATTTTTGAATTTAATTCTGGCTCCGGAGTATGGAGTATTGCACTCAGCGAAGAAGAACTCAAACTAGGTTTCTATTCTGCCACATCGAATTCCGCATCATATTTCCATTCGACCAGTCACGGCGGATTCGGTTTGTTCTTCGGAGCAAACGATTTCTGTTTCATTGGTCCGTCAACTATGGCAATTTATATCAGGCGAGACACATCAACCCATGTAATTTTCACAAATGCGTCATATGAAATTTTCAATGGCACGGTAACGAAACTTGGTAATGTTGAAACTCCATCCTATAACAGCGGTCAGCTCGACGAAAGTTTTGCAACAGAAGAGCCAAAAGTCTTCACTCCGGTGGCAACCAGATTTGCCGAAATTACGAGTTATTCGGATGATTTCTATTCATCCTATCTGAAAACAAACTTCGGCGTGGCGCTTGGATACTGGAAACCGAAACAAGGCAGCATTCACGGACTTCTTCCTTGTCGAGACAATAGGGCAGTTTGTTTCTATTCTGCAAACTATAGCGTAATTACAGTTCCGCTCATGGCACTTCAGGTTGGGAGAGACGAATGGCAGTAAATGTATTCACACTTGATATGATGAATGAGTTTATGCCAGAAGACGGCAAACCATGGAAAGATAACAAGGCGGTTTGCATGAGAAACAAGCCTGACGTTATCGAAGCATTGTATAAGGTTTTCACCTCTGGCTTCTCGTCAACTAAAACTATTACGAGTACGAGTTCAATAGAGAAATACTATGAGGCTCATTTATCTGCTCCGATTGGATTGAGTCCGGGATGCCTGATTAGAGTGAACAATAAAACAGGTCGAGTAATCGAAAACCGTGGCATTTCTCTGATTGTTGATGCCGACATTGGTTCTGGAAATATCGAAGTTCTCGGACTAGGCTTCAAGCCTTCTTCTGTTGATGGTGCTAACAATAAGTTCACAGTAAAAGACAGATACGACAACGAGCTTGAGTTCTCGTTTCTGTTTCCTTTGCCCGGCGCAACCACATATCAGACAGCAAAACCTTTAATTCAGCTGAAAGTGTTTGGTATTACTCGTACACTCGCTTGGTACCCGAGCAATGCACCAAATACGGTTGCGACAGTTGACATGGTATTGCACCAGACATTCCAGTCGTTTGTTTCTGATGGCAATATCTTATGGTATAGTGTTTCTGCTCACTTCGACCTGAAGTTCCCTGCTGTTCAGGGATACAACACATATCATATGATTGGCGCGTTTGATGATAAATTTTTCTGGCTGCCAACCGAAGAAAAGGCTCATTCTTTGAATTGGTCAACAGCAACAGGCACGGTATCTGGACCGTTCGGATATAAGATGGATAATTTTATGGGAAGAGCTAGTAGACCTGCTGGACCCTATCATAAAACACTTAATCCTAATGCCAATCAAAACGAAACTATATTTTTGATTAATGGCATGGGGTATTTCGCAATACCGAGTATGACGCTCAAAGGCTCAAGAAATTCTAAATATGTTATCACAGACAATATATACTTCATGAAATACGGTGTCTATCGTGTTCCTGGTGCAGCGGCATGGTGTCAGGGCAAGTTTGGAACTCCGAATTCTGTGTTTGAATACGAAGGCGAAATGTTCTGGCAAGGCGAGATGTATATGCAGGGTATTCCGCATCTGTTCTATCTCGACACCAAGAGATGGGAGAATTTGAATGTATGATAAGTTCTTAAGCGTGAAGGGTTCGTCTGTTCTAATGGAAGGGCAGTCACCATCTTATTATAATATTGAATACTTCAAGGATTATGTTCGTATTAAGCATAAAGGAGGGGCGAGTTATTCATACGGCTTGTTCATCCGAGACCCTGGCCAATTCACTGTTCTTCAGAAATATCCGATTGCCGAGTATCGAATGAAGATTAAGAACAACGAGCAAAAACCAATTTGGATTTATTTCAACACCACTCCTTCTCAGAAGATTGGACCCATTCCTGCTAATTCCGAGTACGAGCTGATAATTCCGTTTGCATACATTCAGTCATATACACATATGCAATGGCGAATTATTATGTCGTTTGATGAAAAACTCATCAATGGTCTCGACATTTACGAAATTCAAGCCTGGACCGATATTGGTGAAAGGCAAGGTGCATTGAGGAAAATTGATTATGTTATTGAAAACCGCCTGATGCAGATTGCTGGATTTGATGCTTCGTTTGATGGTCATCTCGAAGCACCGTATATGGACGGAACGGTTAGTGTTAAAGGCACGCCAATTCCATACGCTACTATCAGGGTTGAAAATATTTCGACTTTGCAAACCTACTATATAGCTACAGATGCGGCAGGAAAATATCACATCAATGTCGCTGATGCGGAACGATACAATCAATTCCGCCTGACAGCGTTTGACCCCAGTCGCGTTTACAATACAATGGTTAGGGATTATGTGATTCCCAGAGATGTTAAAAACACCATTGGCCCGTTCAATTACAAATAGGAAGATTCAACATGAGAGACCAGTATCGATACAAAATTGAAGCTAATGCAAAAGCCCTTGAGTATGTCAAATCCAAGATTCCGAATTACTCTGAGCTGTTCCCGATTGACGGAGAATGGTCGGTTTCAACAGATATCGAAATTGATTATATTCTAGAAGAATACATGACACTTCGCCCAGAGATGATTGTTGGTCTCCATTTTGAATCAACCGAGATTGACGAATCTGGTTATATTCTGTTCAAGGATGGTCGCAAACGCTGGGTAGAGTAACAGTCGCTATGACTTGCTTTGCATCGGTATTTTCAAGAAAGAAACTCGGCGCAGAATACGACCACCCAAATCTCTTGAAGCTTCTGAACGTTCCCTATGCAGCTGAGATATTCTTCTCAGAATTGTGGCAATCGAGATTCAATACTCCGACTGTCATGGCATCTTCTAAGATACAAACAGGCTGGGACTTCAAGACAACGACACACGAGGTTGAAGTGAAATCATGTGTTGGTCGTATCAGGCATGGTAATAACGAGTTTCAGATAAACAAGCTTCAGCACAAGACGAAGGCTCATCTTTGCACATTGTTCGATGCACCAGACAATGAATATTGCATGATTGGTTTTGCGATTCCGCCTTCTGTTTGGACTCCGTTAATGACCAAGTCGGGAATCATCTCCTTCACAATGACAGCGGATTATTCTCCCAGAATCGTAAAGCCCGAACTCAAAGAGTTTCTGAAGTATCATACACTTTATTCCAGAGTAACACTCTCAACACTATTTGACACAATATGAATCATAACGCTATAATCACGCAGGATTTCAAACTAGTCATTCCTCAGTTTGAACATTTGAACTATTTCATACAACGAGCACCACTCCCGGGAATGCACCAGACTGCTATTGACACAGGTTATGCTCACAATCGTGTCAAGATTCCTGGAGAAACATTACAATACGACCCTTTGACTCTAGACTTTATTGTCGATGAGGAAATGGAGAACTACAGACAGCTCCAGCTGTGGATGCAGTCTATGCACGATAAGGAATACCCGTTCGAAAGAACACGCGACCTTACATTGCATATTATGACACGAAACAAGACTGCAAATATCGAATACACGTTCTACGGCGCATTTCCGACCGATATTGAACAATTGTCATTCGACTCGACACTTGGTTCTGTTGAGAATCAGACTTGTAATGTTATCTTCCAGTACGAGTGGTATGCAATGACAAAAGGTCCGTACATCAAATGACACTCAGCGAAATTCAGGCTGAAATCAAGAAAGACTCGCAGTTGGATAAAAACCATCTTGACCGCGAGTCTATTTCCATTTCAAGCCTTCATGCAAAATGGCTGACTATTCTTGCAGGCGAGTCGAAGCTTTTCCGAACTATCAAAGCCGAACACGATAAACTCGTTCTCGATCTCACTCTCTATTATATGGGCAAAGCATCGGACGAAGTTTACAAGGAAAAGCCACTTCAGCATAAGGTATTGAAACAGGAACTTCAGACCTGGCTCGATGCAGACGATGACTATATTGCTTCGAAAACAAAACTCGAAGATACCGAGCTGAAACTCACAATGATAGACAGTTTCATGAATGAACTGAAACAGAGAAGTTTCAATATCAGAAATGCAATCGAGTTCGAGAAGTTCAAGGCAGGCGGATTCTAATGGCGGACATCAAACTATACAAGCAAAACGAACTCTATATCGGGATTGAAACTTCTCCATCAATATGGTACGAGCTTCGTGACGTGTTTAGGTTCAGACCAGACGGATACAAATACACGCCGAAGTTCAAGTACGGAACATGGGATGGTTATATTAGTCTGATTGATATTCGTAATCGTCGTATTCCTCAGGGCTTGATTCCCGAGCTAATGCAGTGGGCAAAGAAATGCGGCTATTCTGTTGAGTTTGATAAAGATAGCGGTAAGCTAATAAGAAAGTTTGATTGTTTGGCGTTTCTTGATAACTGGTCAGAGTATGTTAGGTTTGAACCATACGATTATCAGATTGAAGCAGTGGAAAACATTCTGAAACTGAATAAATGCTTGTGCCTATCGCCCACGAGCTCTGGTAAGTCATTGATAATAAACATTTTAATTAAGTATATTCTCGATAATACAAACTATCGTATCCTAATCACAGTACCAACAACACAGTTGGTTGAACAGCTCGCAGCTGATTTCTACGATTACGCTTCTGACAAGGCAAAAGCAATTATCCCACACAAAGTATATGGCGGCAAGGAAAAGTATTCAGACAATCGTGTCGTTATTTCGACATGGCAGTCAATGCTGAAGATGCCTAAAGAATACTTCACACAATTCGATGTTTACATTTGCGATGAAGCACATCAGGCAGACGGCAAATCAATATCTGGTATTATCAACAAGCTTGAAGACACATCTGTCATTCGTGTTGGCTTGACAGGCACTCTAGACGGAACCAAATGCCATCTAATGCAGATGAAAGCATTGTTCGGTCCAGTAATCAAAACACTCTCAACAAAAGAACTAATGGAGCGCGGCAATATAACGCAGATGGATATCAGTGTTGAAATCCTTAAGTATATTGACAAGCCTCGCATTGGTTCTGATTATCATGCAGAAATTGATTACATTGTTGAAGACCAGAATCGTCTTGATTATGTTAGCGAAAGAGCATTGAACCTGCCGAACAATACTCTGGTATTGTTTAATTTTGTTGACAAGCATGGTAAGCCGCTATATACTAACACTATTGAACGTAATAATGGTCGCAAAGAAATCTATTACTTGTCTGGAGAAACGCCAATTGAAGAACGAGAAGAGATACGACAGAAGTTTGCCACTCAAGACAATATTGTACTATTTGCATCGTTTGGCACTTTCTCGACTGGTATTAACGCTCCGAACATTCATAACCTGATTCTTGCTCACCCGGGCAAGGCTCGCATCCGAACATTACAGAGTATTGGTCGAGCACTCAGGAAGATGAAGAACAAGCATAAGGCACTGGTAATCGATATTGCAGATGACCTCAAGCCTGGCAACAAAAAGAAGAATCATTCATACAACCACTTACTGAAACGATTGGAAATTTATGAGTCTGAAAAGTTTGATTATACTGTTAGAACTGTGGAGATAGGCGATGGCAGAGTATGTGAATAAGGAAAAGCTGCATGAGATTCTATGCCATCATGTCGAGAATGTTAGACGTGCCGAAGCTGCTGGTTTGATTCCTCCGAAAGCACCAGACGAGATTGGTCGAGCGATTATTGACATTGCCCACGGTTTATCTTATAAACACAATTTCCGCAATTATAGCTGGCGAGACGAGATGGTTGACGACGGCATTGTCGCTGCTACTCGTGCTATCAACAAATACGACCCTGAGCGCAGCAATAACCCGTTTGGCTTCTTCACGCAATGTATCTACTGGGCATTTCAGAACAGGATTAAACGCGAGAACGAGGAAGCCAAACAGCGCAGGGAATACATGAAGAGCGTTCTTGAAGACTTCTATGATGACGGACCAGATGGTGTGCATCATGACATCGACAAAGAATCAATTATTCAGATGATAGACAGATGATTATAGTCGGAACAGATTTTCACTTCGGTGCTCGGAACGATGACGAAGTTATAATGAAGGCTCAGCTGGACTTCATTGACAATGTTTTCGTTCCTCAGATTCAGAAGCACAATATCAAGCATTTCCTCAATCTCGGCGACACCTGGGATAAGAGGAAAATTCTCAATATCAAGACCTATAATACCATTAGACAGAGATTTTTCGATGTTCTGAAAGAACTCGATGTAATGCAGTATATGCTTATCGGCAATCATGACATATACTATAAGAACACGAATGAAGTGAACAGTCTTTCCCAGCTGGAAAAAGATTATCCAAACATTCATGTCGTAAAGAGTTTCGAAGATATCACAATCGGAGAAACCACATTCGGCATGATGTCTTGGATTAACAATAGCAATTTCGAAGAAGCCAAGAGATTCATTGAAACCTCTAATGCCAATATCATATGCGGCCACTTCGAAACTGTTGGCTTCGAGTTGTTACCTGGCATTAAGGCAGAGCACGGACTCGAGAAAGAATGGTTCTCGAGATTCGACGAAGTGTGGTCTGGTCATTTCCATATTCCATCAAAACAGGGAAACTTCGAATATATTGGTAACCCGTTTGATACGAGCTGGTCAGACTACAATCAGCGCAAATCTGTTATTCTGTTTGACGAGAACACAAAACATAAAGAGTATATCCACAATCCATATAGATTGTATAAAGTAATTGATTATTCGGATTCAATAGATATTCTCAATTACGACTTCTCTGTCTTGAAAGACAAGTTTGTTCGTATCAATGTTTCAAGCATGGAGATTTCCGATAACTCCAAGCTTGCACTCTTCATTGACGGTGTGCAGCGCGAAGCATATAATACCGAGGTTACAGAAACTGGTCAGCTTTCTTTTGTTCAGCCAGAAGATGAACTCGATGTGCAAGCACCGCAAGATACATTGTCGAAAATTCTGTCAACAGTCGATAGCATGGAACTTGCCGGGCTTGATAAAACAAAGCTGAAAGAAATGCTGACCCAGTTGTATAACGATGCCGAAGAGGAAATGTCGAAATGAATTTTATCAAGTTTCATTGGGTCAAGTGCCAGAACCTTGCCAGCGTTGGCAATATGCCTATCACAATTCAGCTTGATAAATCGAACACGACTGTGGTTCTCGGCAATAACGGTGTAGGCAAATCAAGTCTTATTCTTGATTCACTTTGTTATGCCTTATTCGGAAAACCATTCAGAAACGTGACCATTCCTCAGCTTGTGAACAATCGAAACGGTAGAGGAATGCTAGTCGAAACAGAGTTCACGCGTGGCGGCGATAAAATTAGAGTAAAGCGTGGACACAATCCTCGCATCTTCGAAATCTATATCAACGACAAGCTGGTTGACCAGTCTGCGAAGGCACGAGACTATCAGAAGTATTTTGAAGACAAAATCCTCGGCATTGACTATACTGCATTTACACAGATTGTGATGATTGGTAAGGCATCGTACACACCATTCATGGCATTGAACCGAGGTGCAAGACGATTATTTGTAGAACGTGTACTTGGTCTCGATATATTCGGAGTAATGACAGCACTTCACAAAGACAAGGTTTACTGGTCAAACAGAGGGGTTGAAGAACTCAAGACCAATATCAAGCTGAAGGGCGAGGCAGTTAAGGCACAGACAAAGCTTGTCACCCACGTTGAACAATCGACAAAACAATCGCTTGACGAAAAGCGTGATGCTGTTCAGAAGCAAATTGAAAAGCACGAAGCAGAGATTGAAGCTCTCAGACGAGACAAGCAAAGCATCATTGACAGTATTGAACAGGTGAATGTTCAAGAACTGAAAGACGGCAAGCAAACGGCAATGTCGCGTATTACAAGGATTAAAGACCTTCGAGCAGTAATCAAGTCTAATGCCACAACAGCCGAGCGAGAAAAGTCATTCTTCGAAAACAATAATCTTTGTCCGACTTGTAAGCAATCTATTACAGACGAACATCGACACTATCATATTGACGAACGACAAAGAAAGCTTGGACAATTCGACAAATCTACTTCGGAGCTTGAACCTCTGTTGCTCGAAGCAGAACAGTCGTTTGAATCAGCATCGAAGTCAATTGATGCTATTGCAGCCAAGATAAAGCAAGCAAAATCAATTGAAGCATCTATTAAGCGTATTGAAGCCGATATATCAAACTTGACGTCAAGTAAACAATCCATTAAAATAGATGACACAAAATTGGAGACAGAGAAGGCAACACTCGAAACCCTTAAAGAAGAGCTTGCCGAAGCTTTGTCTGAATATAACCATAATTCGACAGAAGCAAATTATCTCAACTTCATTTCTCTCTGTCTGAAAGACACTGGTATCAAGTCGACAATCATTAACGAGTACATTCCTATTATCAACTCAATGGTAAATCAGAATATAAAGAAACTCGGATTGTTTGCAACAGTTAAGCTTGACGACCAGTTCAACGAGGAAATAAGGATTCGTGGCTTCGAACCAATGTCGTACAATCAGATGTCGGAGGGCGAGAAACTCCGTCTTGATATGGCAGTGATGATGGCATGGCGAGATGTTGCAAGGCTGAAATCGAATATGAGCTGCAATCTTCTTATTATGGACGAGATATTCGATAGCTCGGTTGACGCCGAGGGTACACAAGCATTCGCAGACCTGTTAAAATCGGTTTCTGACCTGAATGTGTTTGTAATTACACATACACCAGAGAAACTAGCAGATTCATTCCGTTCTTTCATCAGGCTTGAGAAGAAAGACGGGTTCACAACGATAGCCGCAAACGGCAATTACTAAAGAAAGGAAGTATCAAGCATGAAGTTATCAGCACGAACCATCGAATTGTTGAAGAACTTTTCGACCATTAATCAGGGTATGTTGTTCCTGCCCGGGAAACAAATCAGCACGATGTCGATTATGAAGAATGGCTTCGCTCGTGCAGCAATCGAAGAAGAACTGCCGCGCCGATTTGCCTTGTATTCATTGCCGGAGTTTCTCGGTGTTCTGAGTCTCTTCGACGACCCCGATATCGACCTTAAAGACGACCATATGATTATCAAGTCTGGTTCTCAGAAGGTGAAATACTACTATGCTTCAGAAGCGATTATCGTTTCTCCACCAGAAGGCAAAACCATCACGCTAAAAACAGTTGACGCAAAACTGACCTTGTCTGAAGACGTTTTGTCTCAGATTGCGAAGACCGCTGCTATTATGCGTTTCGATGTTATTTCGATTTCTAAAGAAGGCATCAAGGCATTCGACAGCGCGACCAATCGCAATGGTTCTGGCAATATGATCAACATCGACGTTGAGGTTGAAACCGAAAGCGATAAAGAGTTCAAACTGAAAATTGATAATCTGAAAATGCTGCCTGGCGACTACGAAGTTTCTATTTGCGAAGCTGGTATTACAGAGTTCAAGTCCGTTGCTGATTCGAACCTGGTTTATAACATTCCTCTAGAGAAAGCATAAGATATGGCGATAACTTCAAATCCTGAGCAATTTTTGTGGGTGGAGAAGTATCGCCCTCGCACTATTGCTGAAACGATTATCCCGGACAGAATTAGAAAACAGCTTCAGCCTATGGTTGATTCTAAGTCGTTGAGTAACTTGCTTTTTGTAGGTTCAGCGGGATTAGGAAAAACGACCTGTGCTAGAGCATTATGCGAAGAGCTTGGTATTGATTATTTGCTCATTAACTGTTCGGAAAATGGCAATATTGATACAATCAGGACAACAGTTCGAAACTTTGCTTCAACGATGTCTTTGATGTCCGATTTCAAATGTGTTATATTTGATGAGTCGGACGGCTTGTCAAATTCATCTCAACAGGCACTTCGCGGGTTCATTGAAGAGTTTGCAAACAATTGTCGTTTTATCTTCACTGCTAACTTTGGCAATAAGATTATCGAACCTTTGAAATCACGGACAGTTCAGGTTGACCTATCTTTCACAAAAGAAGAGAAGAAGGCAATGATTATCGCTTTCGACAAACGTGTGAAGGAAATTCTGAAACTTGAGGGAATTGAAGAATACGATTCGAAAGTCTTGGCGCAGTTGATTGTTAAGCATTTCCCTGACTTCCGTCGTATCCTGAATATCCTTCAGAACATCACACAAACTGGTAAACTTGATGCTTCGGCAATGTCAAGTGTTTCTGTTAATGTAGTCGATGAAGTCTATCAATTACTGAAGAAACAAGATTTCCTTGGTATGCGACACTGGGTAGCAGAGAATCCTGATAATGACCTGCCTGCATTGGTTCGAATGATGTGGCAGAAGGCAGATGAGCACGTTCAGCCCGACAGTATCCCTCAGCTTCTACTATACTTCAATCAATATCAGATTAGCAATTCTACAGTGGTTGACAAAGAAATCAACCTCATGGCAATGCTGACGGAGATAATGGCAGATGTCAGATTCAAAGCCTAGCCCTTTTGATTATGTGAATAGCATAAACAAGAAAACAGGGATGATTGAAGATATTTCGGGTTATATGCCGTTCATGGTCAATCGAGCGTTTAGTCAATATCCAGATACAATATTCTTCGCAAACGAGGGAAACAAACTAACTCAGCTTGAACGCGATATGCACTATCGGTTCTATTACAATGGCGTGACCAAGAAGAGTCGTTTTTCGAAGTGGGGAAAACAGCCGCCAAAAGAAGAGGAAGTCGCATTGATTATGGAACTGTATAACTATTCAAGAGAGAAAGCCGAGGAAGTGTTGCCCTTATTCAGTAAAGAAACCCTTAAGGAATTAACCGCCCGTGGAGGTAAGCATGGCAAATGAAATTGATTTAGGCGAAGTTGAACTGAAGCCCGTGAAGGAAGCGGAACGTTCTGGATTCCGTGTTGAATTTGATGTTGACACCCCGGTTCAGTATCTGACAGCAGACCGTCGTATTCAGACACAATATCCGAAACCTCGTGTTGAGAAAGCTGGCAAAGTTGGCTTATGGCTTGAGCCTAGTCAAACATTGCTTGTTCCAATCTCTACTTCAGAAGAGGGGATGATTGAAGCTAACGAAAATATCGTTATGCTTGGTCTGGATATTAACTGGCCGAAGATTGTGCCTGGTCGAAACTTCAACATTTTGTTAATCAACAATAGCACGGAACGACAGTTTATCGAGCATGGTCTCGAGCTCGCACAAGTGTTCCCGTTTCAACCAAAACAAATTAAGAAAGGAAAATAAATGATTCGAGTATTTCACTCAAGCCTGGGTATGATTATCGGCGAAGTCATTAACGAGAATCTTGATGGCGATTACGAAATCAAGAATCCTGTTGTAATCAGCCCGAGTCAGCAAGGTGTACACTTCATCCCACTCCTGCCTTGCGTTAAAGAAGATTCAATTGAAATGAAGGCCAAGGATATCATCGGAAAACCAATGACACCGCTTGACCAAATTGAGTCTGAATATGTTAAAATGTTTTCAAAGATTGAATTGCCGCCAACGCCTAATTTGACCCTGGTAAAATAACATTTGGTTCTTCATCTTCTTCCTCGCCCTCTTCATCTGCTTCTTGCGGTGATGAGGGTTTCATGTTATACTTGTTACCGTAGCGTAGGCTAATCCATTTAGACACGTTGTCGTTACCAGCAACGGTGCAGAGATATACCATCCATAACTCAACAAGATGGTCATAAAACGAGGGCTGGAAAGTCAAGTAAATGAAAGAAACAGTACAAACAAAATAGGCAACATTAGCCCAAAACTTGGTGTGGCTTATCTTATTAGAACCAGCACTCTCGAACAATTCAGACAAATCTGTGTGTCTGAGAGCAATGCCCATGATAAGCATTATAAAGACCGAGACACAGATGATAATTAACGTCTGATTCGAAATATTAAAGAAAGGAAAATTCATATGGAACCCTTTTACACTTATGTTGGCATACACAGAAACCGAGTGGTTCATCGATATGTGAACAGGCATGGGGAACGCAAAATCGATGTTCAAGACTATCAGTTTAGTTTATATTTACCTAGTACTGACGGCGAATATCGTGGTATGAGGGATGAACCACTCAAGAGAAAGAAGTTCAACAGCGCAAGAGAAATGCGAGAGTGGTATAACGATAATCGCGATATTCTCGAAATCCACGGTATGGAAAGACCGGAGTTCCAGTTCATTGCTGACAAGTATAGACTACGTCCGCAGCCTTTCGATTTCAGTAAGATTGTAATTGCGAACATTGATATTGAAACTGAGGTCGGCAATGGCTTTCCCGACCCGGATAAAGCCGAACAAGAGATTAACGCGGTTACAGTGTCTGTTGTTGGCTCAAAACACTATACAACATTCACGACACTAGATTACGATGAATCCAAGGATGACGGAGCTAATGAAAACTCTGAGATTATCCTTTGCACATCAGAAACAGAGTTAATTCAACGATTCCTCAATCATCTTGACATTATTCGCCCTGACGCATACACGGGATACAATATTGTCATGTTCGACCTTCCATATATCGTTAATCGCTGTCTTCGACTTGGCTTGAGAGATTATCGACTGCTATCTCCAATACACGAACATGCCCACAATGCTGTGAGCAAGAAAACAAACAATATCACGGGCAAGGATGAGATTAGAATTGAAGGTGCCGCTATTCTCGACTACATTGCACTATACAAGAAATTCGGCGGCACCCAGGCTTCGTATAAACTTGAATATATTGCTCAGAAAGAACTTGGCAAAGGGAAAGTTGATTATGGTGAATATGCAAACATCAAAGAGTTCTATCTCGGCAATCCGACAAAGTTTGTTCGCTATAATGTGAATGACGTCGCCTTGATTGACGAACTTGAAGAGAAGAAACGTTATCTGCTTCTTGTGTATACTCTCCAATACGATGCGAAGTGCAATACACAAGATGCAATGGGTCAGGTTAAGCTATGGGACAGTTATATCTTCAACTATTGTCGAGCACATGATATCATTATTCCTCCGCACTCGAAAGAGATGCCGAAAGAGATTGAAGGCGCGTTTGTTCTTGAGCCGAAGATTGGCTTGTCTAAGTGGGTTATTTCTCTGGATTTGGCTTCGTTATATCCATCAATTATTCAGCAATACAACATGGGATATGACACAATCGTTAGACACAATCAGAAACGAAAAGGCTTGCTTGAGGATATGATAGACAACAAGCCAATTCCTGAAGTCGAAGAAGCTCACAATATTGGATGTTCTATTGCTGCAAACGGCACATTGTATCGCAACGACAAGACCGCAGTGGCTTCGATATGTGTTAAAGAGATGTTTGACAGTCGTCAGGATTATCGAAAACAATTGAGGAAACTTCTTATCGAAATTGAAGAACTGCATCACAGACAAGAAAGTGCGAAGCATCTTGAAAAAGATACTCCAATGCTTGACGCGTTTCAGCTTGCCAAGAAGGTAGCAATCAACGCCTATTATGGTGCCCAGGCTAATGAGGCATTCCGATACTATAATCCAGATATTGCTGAAGCTATTACAATGAGCGGTCAGATGACTATTAGGTTCATTAGTGATAAAATTTGCAAATATCTTGACAAACTATTTGGTACTGATACTGGACACGAAAGATGGTTGGCCTCCGATACCGACAGTGTTGACGGAAAATCTATTATCAGTACTAATAAAGGCGATATGACTATTGAGAGCATCTATAAAGCTAACAAAGACAACATTATTGAGGTTAGAGGTAAAGATAATTTTATTTGTAAAGTTGATGGTTTAAGTGCTCTGTCGTTGAATATTGATACTGGTAAAACTGAAATGAGACCAATCGAATATGTAATGGCTCATAATGTGAAGAAAAAACTTTACAAGATAAAAAGTGGTGGAAAAGAAGTTATTGTAACAGAAGACCATTCTATTATGGTTTCTAGGAATGGAAATATAATTCCTGTTTCTCCGAAAGAACTTCAAGAACACGATATGATTATTAAAGTGTAACAGACACAGATACCCTTGGCTTAGTAAGTAAACGTAACAGTTTATTAACAACCAAGGGTATCATTATGAGAAAAGTTCTAAAGCCATTAATGGATGAAGTTAATGTTTTGTGTGAGAAAAATAATTGGGCGCGCACTCCGGCGCGTTCACTTGTTTGGAACTGGGTCACTAAGGGCATTTGTAAACAAGAGGAAGCTATTGATAGACTCACAAGATATAAGAGCTTAAACCCAACCGCCGTAACAAAGGAAAAACTAATTCTAAAATACGGTGAAGAGGATGGTTTAAGAAGATGGGACCATTATGTTGAACGCCAGAGAATCACAAACACAAAAGAATATAAAATGCAAGTTCATGGTATGACATCTGAAGAGGTTGACGCATATAACAAATCTCGATCTGTCACACTTGAAAATTGTATTAAACGACACGGCAAGGAGAAAGGTACAGAGATTTTTGAAAAGTATCGTAAACGTCAGGCTTATGCAGGCGTAAAGTTAGAATACTTTATTGAGAAATACGGCGAAGAACAAGGTAAAATAGAGTATGACAGAGTTTCTAGGAGCAAGTCGCATAACATTGAAAATTATAGAAAACGATATGGTGATAAGGCAGAAGCAAAACTTGAAGAGTATTTTACTCGAACAAATCCTGGGTGTTATAGAAGCAAAGTTGCTGATAAATTTTTAGACAAGGTTGAGAGTCTATTAACAGAAGATGAGCGAAAATGCGGGCATCGAGAATATTGTGTTTTCAGCCCAGAGCACAATCAAGTTTTTGCCTACGATTATGTTAATACAATGTTAAAATTATGTATTGAATACAACGGAGACTATTGGCATGGAAACCCTTTAATATATGAGCACAATTATCAGCTTCAAGCCGGTACTGCCGAAGAAATATGGGAGAAAGATGTAAAGAAAATGAAAGCACTTATTGATAATCGTGATATTATCAAATATACTATTGTTTGGGAAAGTAGTGAGTTATCTGAAAAAGATATTGAAAGGATTTTAGATGAATGTAGAGATAACATCAAATTACCAAGTTGAATGTATTGGAGAAGTGGAGCAGTTGGTTTACGATATTGAGGTTGAAGAGAACCATAATTTCTTTGCAAATGATATTCTTGTTCATAACTCTTGTTATATTTCGCTTGAATATCTAGCTGATAAACTAACGAAAGGCAGAGAAATTCCGAATACTAAAATTTGTGATGCCATTGATAAATTCTGCAAGACTAAGCTTGAACCATTCATCGCCGAACAATACGAAGAGCTCGCGAAATACGTTAATGCACACCACAACACAATGAGCATGAAACGCGAAGTAATTGCTCATGCTGCGATGTGGCGAGCCAAGAAAAACTATGTGATGGAAGTTCTTGATGACGAGGGTGCAAAATACTACGACACTCCGAAACTGAAAACCATGGGTGTTGAAACAGCAAGAACGACAACGCCTGGCTTCGTCAAAGAAGCTTTGAAGAACTGCTATCGCATTATGCTAAATGGCACTAATGCCGAGCTTCTTGACTATATGAATAAATTCAAATTAGAATACGATAAGGTTGACAATGATACTATTGCTACTCCGCGCGGTGTTAATAATCTTGACAAATGGGTTGACCATAACGGAGACTATAAGGTCAAGATTCCGTTTCATGTTCGGGCTAGTTTAGAGTACAACAGATTGCTTGATGAACATGGACTAATTGATTTGCCCAAGATTCAGGACGGCGACAAGATTAAGCTGATCAAATTGGTTAATGCTTCTCCTGTGTCTGGTGGTTATATTGCATATCAAACTCATCTGCCACCTGAGTTCGGACTTGAGCCCTATATAGACCGCGAAGCATTGTATCAGTCAACATTTGTTTCCCCTGTTGAAAGCTTCACAAGTAAGATTGGTTGGAAACACATTGATGAATTTTCTGTAGATGATTTCTTTGGATAAGAAAGGAAAACACGAGTATGAGTATTCTCGAAAAACTTAAAAAGAACTCGACAATTAAGGCAACACAGATGTTGTCGGAATCCGAATTCTTTTCAGAACGAGATAGAGTTTCAACTGATATCCCGGCTTTGAATATTGCATTGTCTGGTAGTGTATATGGTGGATTCCTGCCTGGTCTGACATTCTTTGCTGCACCGTCAAAACACTTCAAGACAAACTTCAGCCTGTTGATGGTTTCTTCATATATGAAGAAATACCCTGATGCTGTATGTTTGTTCTACGACAGCGAATACGGCGCTACTCCGGAATACTTCAGCAACATGGGAGTCGATGCTTCTCGTGTCGTGCATACTCCGATTACCAATGTTGAAGAACTGAAGTTCGACCTCGTTGCACAATTAGAAGCAATAGAAAAAGGCGACAAGGTTATCATTATGATTGACAGTGTTGGTAACCTCGCATCCAAAAAAGAAGTTGATGATGCCAAGGAACAGAAATCAGTGGCGGATATGTCAAGAGCAAAGGCACTAAAGTCGTTGTTTAGGATTGCCACACCTTATTTGACTTCAAAAGCAATTCCGATGATTGCGGTGAACCACACATATCAAACTATTGAATTGTATGCGAAGACACAAATGAGTGGTGGCTGTCTTGCGCCTGAAACTAATGTGGTTATGGCAGATGGCACTGTAAAACAAATTTCGGAAATTGCTGTTGGTGAAGTTGTAAAGACTTTAGATGGTGACAAAGAAGTTATTCAAACATGGAATCCAGAAACATTAGTTGATGGAACACCAGAATGTTTTGAGATTGAGTTCGAAGACGGTAAGAAAATTATTTGTTCCGAAACTCACAAATTCTTAAAAGATGGAGAATGGGTTGAAGCAAAACACCTAAACGAAAACGATATTATTTATTCCGTATAGTTAAAACCTATACACTACTACCGCCTCACATAAGTAAATTAGTCTATAAACTGTAAACTTATGGAGGCGGTATGAAAATCAATAAGCTCACATTAGATCAATACAAACGAATTGGCGTCAATATTGATAATTTTGGCATTGCTGATAAACTCGTGATGTTGCATCACATAAATGAAAAATTCAGTTTAAACATCAATTTCGACAATGACAATTTTGTGTCGAAATTGACCGATGTTATAGAGTGTGGGGATTCTATAACTTTTGCACATCGAAAAATAATGCCAATTTTAAATCCAAAGTGTATCCCTTCCAATTCTATGCGAACTGAATATTACTGGGTTAACCGTGGATATTCAGAAGAATATGCTAGAGATAAAGTATCGCAAATTCAGAAAGAAGTCAGCAAAAGAAGCAAGGAATATTGGCTGAAGAAGGGGTATTCTGCAGATGATGCCGAATCTTTAGTTTCTAAACACCAAAAACAAAATTGTGCAAAGCTTGCAGAAAAGTATTCAAAAGATGAACGCCGAGCGATGTCTCCCATATTTTTAGATTATTGGATTGAGCAAGGGTTGTCTAAAGATGAAGCACGACAGAAACTAAACGAAAAGAATCCAACCACAGTTGACTATTGGTTAAAACAAGGTTGCTCAGAAGAAAGTGCTAATCTGAAACATTTAGAATATATTCCATCTTGCCGTGAATATTATATTGCTCGAGGGATAACAGACGAAAATGAAATTAGAACCAGAATCCGTAGTATTAACGCGAAATGCGTTGAGTATTGGAAATTGAAAACGCCCGAAGCATATAAAGAAAATTTAATTTCTCAATATAGTAGTTGGTATTATAAAATTAGTCCTTGGCACAGGGAAATAGTTGAATTTATCATTTCTGAATGCTATAATAACAAAACTGATAATCTCAGATACTTCGATAATGAATATGCTTTCTTTGTTGAGTCTCTTGAAACTGTTTGTTTAACAGACTTTGTTGATGAGCATAATAAAATTGCTATTGAGTTCCACGGCGATTATTTTCATAGGCTAGAACATATGAGAATTAAGGATGAAGCGAAGAAAGAGCAATTAGAAAAAGATGGCTTTGCTTATACGGAAGTGTGGGAAAGCAAATGGGAAAGTTCTAAGGAAAAAGTGAAACAGTCAATAAAGGAATTTATAAATGAAAATCAAAAGCATTAAACGAGTAGGAAAGAAAGAAGTTTACGACATTGAAGTGAAAGATGCACATCACTATATTTTAGAAAATGGTATTGCATCTCATAACAGTGGACCCATTTATTCAGCAAATACAGTGTTCTTTGTGACTCGCGCTCAAGAGAAAGAAGGCAAAGACCTCACTGGCTATCAGTTTACGCTTGTCGCACATAAATCTCGTGATGTTCGTGAAAACAGCAAGATTCCTATTACTGTTGAATTCGATAACGGCATCAAGAAATGGTCGGGCTTGTTTGATATTGCTCGCGAACTTGGCTGGATTGATATGCCCTCTTCTGGTTGGTACACAGCACAAAACCCGCATACAAAGGAACTCATTCAAGATAAATGTCGTGCCAAGGATATCGAGCAGTCTGACGAGTTCTGGGAGAAAATGCTTGCAGCTGGTCTGGATAACGATATTCAGAAACATTACAGACTTGAACTCGTTCAGACCGATAAGTAATCGTTAATGAAAATTTGACGCATGTTCCGCATTTTGCTATAATGCGGACTTGCAATTATGCCCAATTATTAAGAAAGGAAAATACGATGGCAGTATCAAAAACAAAATGCGACCTGCAGCTTGGACAACGTGTGCATGAACATCTTCTGAGTCTTGGTGTTGAGACTCCAATGGTCAATAATTACCGAGACGAAATCGGGAAACGAGCAATTATCAAGTCTGCGTTCACAAATATCATGGAAGCACTTGGTCTTGACCTAGAAGATGACAGTCTACGTGATACTCCGAATCGTATGGCAAAGATGTATGTTGACGAAATCTTTGCTGGTCTAAACTACGACTATTTTCCGAAGATTACTGTCGTTGAAAATAAGGCAGGCTATAAAGACTTGCTTATTGAAAAGGTATCAGCTATTTCATGCTGCGAGCACCACTTCGTGCCTTTCATGACCACTCACAATCCCGACAAGCTCGGCTGCTGGGTTGCATATATTCCTGAGAATAAAGTTGTTGGTTTGTCCAAGCTTAACCGCATTGTCGAGTTTTTCTGTCGTCGTCCTCAGATTCAAGAACGACTGGTTGAGCAGATTGCCGAAACTATGAAGTTCATTCTTGAAACTGAGAATGTGGCTGTTGTTATGCGTTCACAACATTTCTGCGTTATGACTCGTGGTGTTGAAGATGCGGACAGCTATACTATCACAAACTCTTTGCACGGTCAGTTCAAAGACCCGACTACTCGTGCTGAACTTATGGCTACGGTGAACCGATAATATGAAAACACTTGACGCTGTATTTTCAGGTCCGCATCACCTTCGCCTTTCTAAGTTTGGATGGGCAGATAGACGACCAGACCAGTATGATGTTCTTGTTAAGAAGGTAAACCAAGGCATTCAGAAAGTTAAGGCTGAATGCCACAAAATCCTTCACGAATTTAATGTCAACATTTCTTTGCTGTATAACGGATACACGGAAGAGAAGGCAGGCAGATGGATTGCATCGCATGATTTCGGCTTCAACTCAATGTATGCCGATTCTGGTGGGTTGCAGGCATTAACACTTGGCAAAGATATTACAGATGATGTTCGAAAGCAAATTTATCAGAGTCAAACCAATTCTGATTTTGCAATGTCGTTTGATGATATCCCTGCAACCACCACAAGTAAGGAAGTTCGGGCAACAAACAAGTCAAAAATATATTATCCTGAAAGAGCCAAAGAATGCGCCATTAAATCTGCTTCATATCTCAAGGAACAAATTGAGTATTTTGATAAGGTTGGAGCTAAGACTAAGGCATTTCTAATTACTCAAGGCAACAATGTTGATGATATTCTGCACTGGTATGATGCTGCATTCAGTGTACTTGAACCATCTCATATTAAGCGTGTAGGTGGTATTGCTACGGCATTTTCATGTCTTGGTGTTGGTATGCAAGAGCGAGTTATTAACCAGCTCGCATACTCAAGAATTATGGCTGAATATAATCCCGATATTCCTTATCATCTTCATATGCTTGGTCTTGGTTCAGTTAAACCAATGTTTCCAAGCCTATGCTGGTTGATGTCTCCGCTTTGCAATCCTAATCAAACATTCTCTTACGACAGCACAAGTGCATCAATGGTTGCAACAAACGGCATTTTCTATTTTAAACATTGTGGATGGAAGAAATACACTCATCTTCGTGAAGCAACGATTGTGTTTGATGAAATGTTTGCATTCTGCTATGACGATATTCTTGCCGACATTGGCGTTGATTACGACACACTATACACACATCTAATCAACAATCGTATGAGTGTTTCTAAAACAACCAATATTGAAAGCGATGAACCGATTTACTTGGCATCTCGTGTCTTTAATGCAATACTTCCGTTCTATCAGCTTATTACACAGTATCAGCACAAGAAGAAAGAACTTGAAGAATCGAGTGGCATTTATGCTGAATTGAAGTCGATTTCAGAAATAACCGATTTTACAGAATGGTTCAACAAATATAGTCATAAACTAAAATCTCAGCGAGTTGCTCGTGCCGATACTGCCTATACTGTAAATGACTTCTGGAGCTAATATGTTAGTTGGTTTTGACCTCGACGGTGTAATATATCCTGATATTAAACCTGGCAGTTTCTATCATTATCTCAATATCAGGAATGAGATTTACCCTATATTCAATCCTTCTGAAATGTCGTTTGATTCGGTTATTATTACTGCTCGCCCCAAGTGCGATATGGTTTACACCAAGCGGCATTTGAGAGAACATGGAATCAACGTTACGATTATTCATCCCGACACAGATGAGATTCTCACAAAAGAAGAAGCCGCTACTTTTAAGAGACTAAAGTGTCATGAAATTGGTGTTGATTTATATATTGAATCTTCAAGACAAATTGCAGACTTGATAAATCATGAAAACAAGCATAAAATAGCCTATACAATATTTGATATGATTGGAGAAGGAATTGAAAAGACATTTAAGCTATCAGGAAATGATAGAACTGATACCAATAGATAAGCTCCGAGGATATCAGTTTGACGAAGTAGTTGCTGTTATGCGAGGAGGTATGACCGCGGCACATTATATTGCCAAGGAACTTCAGCTGAAGTGTGGTGCTTATTTTCCTGCAAGCAAAGATTTCAACCACGACAGATTAATACTAGCAAACCCGTCATCCAAGAAAATCCTTTTTGTTGAAGACCTGATTGCTCAGGGTAGAACACTCATGAGGCTAAAGAAATTTATGACGAATTTCAAGGTTGAATGGATGTTTTACCCTGTTATTGTTTCACACGATTATGAATCAGACAATGTTGAGTATATTGATGTTGGTCAGCAATTTGAAGACTGGATTGTTTTCCCCTATGAAGACTTTGATAAAATGAAAGAAGGCGATAGGGGATTGTTTAGAGAAGGAAGTGACTGTTATGGAAAATAAAAGTATTCTTGTATTGCATTCAGGCGGACTTGATTCAACCCTGCTTTATCAGATGGCAAAGAAAGAAGCATTAAATGTTAAAGCTGTTTATTTTGATATTGGTCATGATTACGCCTGGAAAGAGAAACAGTCGTTACCTTCAGAAGTTGAAGTGATAGATGTGTCTTGGTTTCAGGCTGAAGGCAAAGGCAAGGATGGAAACACCATGGGAAGCATCTTCATCCCTGGTCGTAATCTCTTGTTCATTGTTATGGCTGCTTGCAAGTTCTTGCCTGATGAAATATGGCTTGGTGCATTGATGGGTGAGTTGCATGACTCGGCAACCGACAAAAACATTAAGATTCAGCAGGAATGTACTAACCTTTTGCAATATGTTTTGAGACCGTTTAAGCCAAATATTCGTGTTGTTTACCCCGCTGTTGAACGCCAGATGGGAAAACTTGAACTTACAAGATGGGGCATTGAAAATGGTTTCTCTAAATTGATTGAGAAATCTTCTTCATGTATGACAGGAAGTACAAAACAACCGTGCGGCTATTGTGGTGTTTGTCTTCGTCGAGCAGGCATTTTTCATCAGCTAAACCTACACGAAGAATACTCAATTGATAATCCTTTTGAAGACAGTCGCAATTTCCCAATGATTGTTGAATTGCTTAAAGCTGATATTGAACACAATTACAGTCACTACGACAAGTATCGTATTGAAGAAATTGTGCCTGCGCTCGAAGACTTCTATCGTATGACTAAAGAAGAGTTACTTGAAAAATATGAAAGCCAATAGAGCCTATGTTATTTCCTATATTAGCGATAAGTGGGATGACAATACAAAATTGAAGAGAGAAAGAGCCCATTCAAGACAAGTCGCATGGCTAAAATCAAAAGGTTTTGATGTTTACATTTTCGCTCAGTATCAAGGAAAGCATGAAGGTGTTACCTATCTACCATATGACGGTAAACGTTATTTACCAGGAGATGCTCGCAATCAATGCCTGAAGCATTTTTATCAAACAGACGATGATTATTGTTTTCTTCTAGACGACGATATTATCCTGTTCGAGGATAAAGTGTGTTCCGGTAATATTGTTGATATCTTGCAGAGTGCAGACCATTTGCTTGAGTACAAAATTGGTATTATGATGCCAATCCTCCCAGCATATGACCCTTATTCAGAATTTCTTGAGAAATATGGTGATACTATTAAGTCAAACTTTGTTCTGAAGAATCGCCCGCACATGTCAAGCCAGTTTATGATTGTGAAGAATTTCAAGAAGTTCTATAATCATGAACTCTTCTTCAGGGAAAACTGGTGCGAAGCTGACGGGAGTGTGAAGTTTGGCGAAGATGCTATTTTCTCACTTGATATTACTAAGCTTGGTTATGGTTCATACAAATTGTGGAATTGGTCGGTTTATGACCTTGGAGCAACAATATCAACCCATTCAAATGGTGTTCAGACAAGAGAGCAAATAACCAATAGATTTCGTGCTATTGCGAAAGAGCTTGCGGAGATGTATAATATTGAAATTAAACCTGGTGGCAAATCTGGTCAGATGGTTCAATGGAGTAAGTTTGGACTCAAGCACGGAAACGCCAGGGAATTGGTGATTCCATTCAAACAAGAAAATGAAAGCTGGTTTACATGAAAGTATCAGAACAATTCTATTCATTGCAGGGTGAGGGCATCTTTACTGGGGTCCCATCCTACTTTATTCGATTCTTCGGATGCAGTCTCCAATGTCAGGGTTTCGGGCAGAAAGAACCCTCTAAACCAGAAACATGGGTTCAGCCATGGAAGACCATTAACATTGAGAAGATTGAAAAGCTAGAAGACCTGCCAGCCGAGATTTACGAGTACGGCTGCGATTCTGTTTATTCGTGGAGTGCTAAGTTCAAGCATCTTCAGCAAGAGATGACTGCGAAGAGTGTCGTTGACAAAATGGAAGCCGACCTTGGCACCCTGTTTGAAAAAGTCTACACCGGAGATGTTCATATTGTATGGACAGGCGGTGAACCACTATTGAAGTTCAACCAGAAATACATTCTCGAGATTATCGAAGAGCTTCGTAACCGCAATCCTTTGAAATCCGAACTGAGCGACATGGGATGGGATTCTATCTGCCAGTTCAGTATGACGATTGAAACAAACGGCACTCAGCATCTGCTGCCCGAACTGAAGACCGAGCTTGGTAAGCACAATACCAACATCTCTTGCTCGCCGAAGCTTCTTCATACTTCCGGAGAAAAGCCAGAGAAGGCAATCAAACCCGATGCAATCAAAGACCTCTTCACTATCGATGGTGCTACCACATGCCTGAAGTTTGTTCTGGCAGATACCGACGAAGCCAAGACCGAGCTTCTCAACACTTTACAATTAATCCAAGATAAATTAGAGTACATAAAACCATTAATATATTTGATGCCCGAAGGTCCGAACAAATATCGCGTTCAATCTACCTCAAGACAGATTGCCGAGTTTGCGATGAAGCATGGTTTCAGGTTTTCTGACAGACTTCATGCTCACCTTTGGGACAATAAAATTGGAGTATAATCTTGGCAGATTCAACCGAACAAATCATCCTGGCAGGCTTGCTGAAGCATGACAACTATAGTTCAGCAGCCTTGCCATTTTTAAAATCAGATTATTTTCACGATGAAAACGAAAGGTTGATATACGACACAATACACGACTACCAGCAACAATATAAAATAATGCCAAACGAGACTGCGTTGATATACGAAGTCTTGCACGGAAAACAATTCAGCGGCGACAGAACAGAACTTTTGAAGTCGATGGTTCATCACATTGTCAATATTGAAGTTAAGCCAGAACAAACGACATGGCTTCTAGAAACAACAGAGCATTTCTGCCAACAACGTGCCATGTACAATGTGATAATGACAGCGGTCAATATCTACGAAGGCGACGAGACCAAGATACCCGAAACTGCTATCCCTGACCTAATGCGCGAAGCAGTTAATATTTCATTCGATGCAACAATCGGTCATGACTGGCTTAACGATGCCGAAGCACGATACAAATTCTACACAGACAAAGTCGCAACAATTCCTTTCGATATTGATATTCTGAACAAGATTACCGATAGCGGAGTGCAGAGGAAAACCCTGAACATTTTGCTCGCTGGCGTCAATGCTGGCAAAACTGGTATGCTTTGTCATTTCGCCGCCGCATATGCCAAGGCTGGATACAATGTTTTGTATATCTCAATGGAGATGCGCGAGGAGATGATTTCAAAACGGCTCGACGCCAATATCCTTGGTATCCCGCTTGACGAGTTCTCTGATATAACTCATGACCGGTTCATGACAAAGATGGAAACAGTGAAGCGCAAAGGCATGGGTCAGCTGATTGTGAAAGAATACCCGACTGGTTCTGCTCACAGCGGACACTTTAATCATCTCGTGAAAGAATTGTATCAGAAACGCAAGATAAAGCTTGATGTTATTGTAGTCGACTATATTGGTATTTGTGCTTCTGCCAAGGCTCCGCATGGTGCAAACAGCTATACTGCTCAGAAATGCATCAGCGAAGAGCTTCGAGCAATCGCAATGGAACATGATGTTGCACTCTGGACAGCAATGCAGGTCAATCGCGGCGGTATTCAATCCACAGATGTCGAGATGACAGATGTCGCAGATTCTATGGGTCCAGTTCAGACTGCCGACTTTATCATGGCTGTTATGCGAACCGAAGAGCTTGACGAGTCGAATAGAATCCTTTGCAAGCAAATCAAATCACGCTATGCAAACAAATCAGACCTCTTGAGATTCACGATTGGTGTTGACCAACAGCTTCAACGCTATTACGATATTGAGGACTCTCAGTATGCTGTGAAGCCTGTTGTTAAGGAAGAACCAAACGCTGCTCAGCTTGGTAGCTTTGGAAGAGCGAAGAATAACGCAAAACGATTACTAGGATTGAAGACGACATGATTTCTGTTATATTCGAGATTACACTTATGGCATGCCTTACATTAGTGGCTACCATGCTGGTTGTGGCGTTTTGCATTTACATGGATTTCAACGACGGATACCATGATTAATTCTTCGAAGGTCGCATTTTAGAGAGTGCGACTTTTCTCATGACACGAAGAATGCCGAATTTCATCTTTACATTATTTTCGAGTATAAAAATTAATTCTTTAGAAATCATTATATTATAAACTGTTAATTTACGTTTATATTATTGAAAAGAAAGAATAATCTTGAGAAATGTAAAGATGTATGTAAAAATATGGTGTTTTAGACGTCATTTAAGCGATTTTAATACCCTGCTATACCCTAGAAATTAAATGTTCGAAAACTATCACTTTTGACTTTTTAACGCCTTTAAAATCAGTATCCCGCAAGCCTGATTTTTAACGTGCTGAAAATACTGATAATTTATTTTGCATTAATCGTGTAACTCGTGTATAATACGATTTACCTTAATAAACACAGTATGAAGAAAGGAATTCAAGATGGCAAAGATGTATGACAAATATAATCGGTTCACAAAGAAAGCTGCGAAAATTGTCGTTAAGCTTCTGAGAAAGGCAAATTCGAAAGCGGCTTCGTGCGCAGTAATGGCGAAGAACTCGATAACAAAATAGTGTTTGACCCGCAGCCAAACACTTCATATCCGTACCGCATTGGTCAGGCATGGTACACTGAAAAGCTGCATTACTGGATGCGAGATGAAGACCTTGACGAAACGATATCGTTGGTTTTGTTTCAGACACCGACAAAGAATTGTTTGAACGTAAATTCAACGAAAAATACAACAAAGACGAATAATTTGTTTGCATAACGTCAAAATTCGTGTATAATACGAGACATAAACTTTTAAACAACATCTAATAAGGATGAATATTATGAAACTGCGTTATGTTCTCTTAGCTGTTATCGCTATCGTTGCTGTTAACACTATGTCGTTCCAAGACGAGGTTCGGAAACAATCAGAATACTGTCAGAACGTTCGAGACGGTATTTGGCCAGATTATCAACAAACCTTCGAAAGTGAATGCAAATGATGCTACAATACATCATGCCTCAACACATGTTGTTGGTCGTTGCCACTCTCGCAATTACATTTTTCTTTATGACATGGATGGACTTCAGATGAACTTAAGACAAGAAATTTGCCGGCTTCTTCAAGCAAACAATACCAAATTACTTGCGGCACAAGTTGAATACATGTCAAACGAAGACAAATATAAGGCACAATCAATTTACGAGGAAGTCGTAAAGACGGTAATGCTTTATAAAGACTACGAAGACGAAGAGATTGAAGACTTCTTCGATTCCATTGACTTCGAATATTCTGGTGGTGCAGGAACTCCAGAGATTGAAGGTGTGCTTTGGTTCACTAATGGCACATATGCAACACGACAGCACGAAGCCGGTCAAGAATGGTGGGAAGTTCATACCGTTCCGAAAATCCCGCAGCGTGGTCAGCGTTTAAATTTATGCTTATGAGAGAGGAAGTTATAATATGAAGACAAAATATCTTAGCCCGCTTGTATGCAAAGTAATTGCTGAGATGCTTCTTGAAAAAGAAGTTGAAGGTGACATTCTTCTGAAAGACGGAACGACAGTTCCCAATGGCTTCGTCGATGCCAAAGATGGCTCCACCCAGCCCTTCAAGATTGAATCAAACGACTACTGTTACACACAAAACCTTCGCTATATCCATGCCGGCGATAAACAAGACCGGGCAATTATTGGTTTCGCAAACTCAAAAGATAATGACGAGCTCGTGCGTCGAGTAAGACTAATCGATAGTAGTTTCTGTAATTACGATTTCAACAGAGATGCCAAGTTGATTGAGATTAACTGGTTGAAGCCCGAGATGTACACTAAGGACTATCGGTTCAACAAAAAGGCGCGTGTATTAATCGGCAAGCTTGTGAAAGAAGGCAAGATTAAAGGCAATATCATTCTTGCCAATGGTGAAACCGTAAAACCAGAATATCGTGAAAACGAAGACGGCTTCCATATTGGTTGGTGGTACTCACATGACAAAGGTCATTGGCAAACTTCCGAAGAGAAGCGTGTTAAAGGCTACGAGTTTGCAGGTTTCGTCAACAGCAAAGACCTCGAAACATTATCCGAAGCATATGTTTAAAAGAAAGGCTACAAAATGAAATTTGAATACCTAGGTCCGGTTGTGACCAATGAAATTGTAAGAATGCTTCTTGAAAAAGAAGTTCGTGGAGGCATCTTGCTGAAGAACAAATCTGTTGTCAGCAATACTTTTGTTGATACCGAAGATGGTTCAGAACGCCCTTACAAAATTGAATCCGAAAATAGCTGGTACTCTTATAATCTTCGTTACTTTTCTGTCTGTGGTGACGAGGTTGATGAAAACAAAGGTCTTGCTATCATTGGATTCAAAGACAAGGCCGATATTGAAAAACTCGAAATGCGACTTCGTGCAAGCGACTGCAAATCTTTACAAGATTACGAGTTCAACAAGAAAGCCAAACTTATCAAGATTGATTGGAACCATCGTGAGATGTACACTAAGGACTATCGGTTCAATAAGAAGGCTCGCAAGCTAATTTTGCAGTTGGTTAAAGAAGGCAAGCTCAAAGGTAAAATCATTATTGGCAACGGCGACACCCTGGACACTGATTGGCGAGAAAATGAAGACCGAGTTTATGTTGGTGAATGGTGGTATAATCTGAGCAATGCACAATGGCAAACTTCTGGCTACCGTCGAAAAGACTACGAGTTTGCTGGGTTCACAAATTCAGAAGACCTTCAAACATTAGCTGAGGAATATTATGGCTGAGATGTTTAACACTTGCAAAACGCTATCCGACGAAGCTGTCAAGATTCTTCTTAAGCTTCTGAAGAAGGGTAAAGTAAAAGACGAATTCAAGCAAGCCAATGGTGAGGTAATCTCTGGTTTCCGTATTGTGGACGGTTCAGGAAGTCCGTACAAGATTAATGGATTTTGGTATCGTGAGGATTTTACTTGTTTGTCGCTACCGCATCGCGATATTGTTGGTCTTGCAAATCCAGATGACCAAGAACTATTCGAAAAGAAATTGAAGAAATATTACAAGAAACATTGCAAATAATAGTTGAAAGCCCGGTTATATTAGCGTATAATCGGGCTTATAGTTTAACAAACAACACTTTAAGAAAGGCTGAGTCTTATGAAGATTTTGAATAAGAAAAGCTACTTGACAAAGAAAGCTGCATTCGTTCTTCAATACATGCTCGCAAACAACATTGCCAAGCATGAAGTTTCTCTGAAGAACGGTCGTGCAGTAGATGTTAAAGAGGCTATTGATTTACTCGACAAATACTGGTACGACGACCATCTGCAATGTATGGAAGAAGGCAAGGATGGCTATAGTATTGTTGGTCTAGAAAGCCTTTACGACAAAACACAATTCAGTCTTGTGAGCGATGCCTTGTTAAAAGAAACACATCAAGAAAACGGACAGTTTACCGAGGAAGCCGCCAAGATTGTGTTTGATATGGTTATTGGTGGTGCTGTCTCTGGTGGACTTCGTTGCAGAAATAATAATGAAATACACAACATATTAGGCACAGAACGAGTCAAATCAAAATATCCTTACCGGATAAACGGTTTTGCATATTCGCCAACTCTAGGGTTTTATGTAAATGAAACAGCTCAATCCGATATCGTTGGCTTCGTGACTAAGGCAGACAGAAAAGAGTTCAAACGTCGCTGGCTCAATTATTGCATTGCCGAATACGAAAAGGCATATCCTAGACAAGAAGCAAACAAGTCAGACTATCCGAAACCAGTTAAGACCATTCTTGAAAACAGCACAAAATACGATTACATCTGGTGGGCTGCTCGAGGATTCAAAGTGTCGTCTTCTGTATGGAATAACAAACCCGAGCACATGAAACGACTTTCTTCAAGACGGATCTTCGGTTCTAAAGAAGAAGCAACTCAAGCCGCAACACATCTGAACACTATTATGGAGAATGTATAACATGAAAACCAAAGAACGTTTTATTATGATGCTTATGCTGAAGTTCGATGTTGTTAAAGGCAAGCTTGTTCGTCGATGTGGAGATGTTAAAGCACCGGAATTCAAATATCGAGCAGCAAGCAGCGGCAGCCACATTATTTACGACAATGGTTATTACACCGATGACTTCTTGCAAATCAGTGGTGCTGAAATTCGCGAACCAATTGCTTTCTTCTTAGACAGCGATACCAAATTACACGAATCACTTTGTCGTTATGTTTACAAAAAGAAAGGCATGAAGAAGCCAGTGACCCAAGAAGATAAAGACGAGATTGAAAGACTTGTGGTTAAGAAACTTCTCAAACTCGGTAAAATCAAGGAATAAATCATGAAACGAGAACGACAATTCAACGGCAGGTTCACCGAAGAAGCTGCAAATTGCATTATGCAATTAATCAATAATGGTCACATCAAGGGCATGAGAAACGCCGACGGTTATCTGCCTGCACATATGTTCAAAGACCGTGGCGACAGATTTGAATCATATCCCATTACAGTTGGCGATAGAAAATATACAGAATATCTGACCAGCATTTATTCGGGCGAATCAACACACGACATTATTGGCTTCGGCTCGAAACGCGATTACGATGTGTTCAGACAAGTGTTCTACGAAAGCAAAACACCACATAATATTAGCTTCCCTGTGTTTGCACTCGATGCCAATAACTTCAGTGTCGTGCTGTTCACATACTACATTATTGGTTATGCAGTGACGCCGAAAACACTGAATAAAGTTCATGATATTGATATTCGAGATAATGATAGATTCCTCGTTATCGACTTCGAGCTCGCCGAACAGTTTCTCATTCCTCGAAAACGTCGTGATGGTAATCGGTTCACTCTAGCTGCCGCCAATGTCATTAGGGATATGATTGCGGGTGGAGAAATCACAAAGCTTCAGAAGGCAGACGGTGAAATCATTGACTGCAAAGATTCGAGATATGACTCTAGTCAGCACCAGTCATTCTTCGTTGGCGGTTACTATTACGAGCCCGATTTATCCAATGCTGACAAAGAAGCTAATATTAACGACATTGTTGATATTCCTATTCGCAAAGAACGCAAGCTGTTCAAAGAGAGATTCAACAGCCTGTATCGAACCGAATTCCCGTGCTTCTACATTGACCGTGGCAGAGTATTCTTCGTCACTGAGACCAATGCGATTGAGATGAAAGATGGTGCTGAGCCAATTAATTTGGTTGCTGAATCTTATACCACATCATCCTCAAAAATTACATTCAAGGAAGCATCTATTCATCTTGGCGAATGCAATGTTGTTGACAAGATTAACTTTGGTAACGATAATGCTGCAAACATCATCTTGCTTATGATTCGCCTCAAACTGTGTAAAGGCAATCTGATGTTTGGCTCAAAAGAATTCCTTGGACAGTTATACTATAAGAATTTTAAAGGTGAATACTTTCTATCAAAACCAGATGAAGACGTCATGCGCGAAGTGAAGATTGTTAATGGTAAGCTTCAGTGCGATGGAGAAGAGTTCAGCAATTTTGCAAGCCTTGTTGACTTCAACCTCTTCACTAAATTATACTCTATGCGTTATACGAAAGGATGATAGAATGGCAGTTTTTAATACAGACAAAGTAGCTGACGATTATGTCGTTTCAACACCGTTCCTGAATAAGGAACCAGGTTTGCTTGATACCGTCAACAAATGCTTCCCTAAGGTATGGGATATCTATAAACTCATGCGGTCATGCGACTGGACAGAGGATGATTTCAATTATACAGACAACATTGAAGACTTCACTAATGGGCCCACGCAAGTATCTGATATCATGCTGAAAACTCTTATGTGGCAGTGGGAATCAGATTCTGTTGCATCACGTGCTCCGACTATTATCATTGCTCCGTTTAACCCGGCGACAGAAATCTGGGCAGCAGAACAACGTATCACAGACAATGAACAATGTTTATCAAGGAAGCATGAAGTTTTTGTTGCAGGGAAAGGCTGGGTTTCTATTGCCGATGTTGCAATTGGTGACTCAACTCTGAATTTTGATCCAAAAACTAAAGAAATTAGATTTTCAAAGGTGTTGAACAAAATTCAAAAAGTAAACTCTGGTAAAATGTTTTTTGTTTCTAATAAAACCGGCACAATCAAACAACACGTGACAGAAGACCATAGAATGTGTGTGTATAGAAGCCGTGGCAAGGAATGGGTGCATTCTCCAACCACAGCAAACGAGTTTATACCACACACGTTATGTCGCTTGGCGGTTTCTGGTATCAAAGTTGACGGCGATAAAAATCATTTAACATTTAAAGACCGTCTTTGGATTGCTTTTCAGGCAGACGGAAGCCATGATGAAAAATATACTGGTGCTAGGACTGGATTTTGGCCAATGCAATTTTCTTTTAAAAAACAAAGAAAGGTTGATGCATTAAGGGATATTTTATCTAATCTAGAATATCAATATAAAGAATGGAATGACGACAGAGGATATACATGTTTCTCTATTAAAATTCCCGTTGCTGAAGTTCGCAATGTTGGTAAACAATTTGGCTGGGTTAAACTTCATGATGTTTCTCATAAATGGTGTAAAGAATTCATATATGAATTAAAAAATTGGGATGCTACATTTGGAGCATCAGGAAAACGACATATTGCTATCTATTCGTCAACAAATAAAGAGTGCATTGATACTGTTGCTTTAATTAGTCATCTTGCAGGGTTTAGAGCTTTGGTTAAACTGCAAAAAGATGCCAGACCAAACAGAAAACCCTGCTGGCAAATTAACATATCTGAATTTGATAATGTAAACTGCGGCGGTGTTAAAAAACAAGTCGAAGAAAATTTTAATGACGACGTTTTTTGTATTACTGTTGCCGAAGATGCGTTCTTAACACGATATGAGGATACTATTACTGTTTCTCACAACTGTCATGGCAATACCTATTCTGAAATCGTCAGAACTGGTGTTCCAAATTCAAATGAGGTAATTGGTCAACTTCTTGAAACAACTGAAGTGATTCGACGTCTTGGTCTTGTGTCGCAAACGCTCGACAAGGTGATGGCGTATTCGAGAAAGATTGCATACGAGCAGAAATACGACCGATTTGAAGCATACGAGCATTTACTCCTGTTCTACTATGCGATGCTCATTCTCGAGCGAATTCAGTTCATTGCTTCGTTTGCTATCACGTTCAGCATTTGCGATAGTGGTTTGTTTCAGAGTATTGGTCAGGCAGTAAAACTGATTTGCCGAGACGAGCTTCAGGTTCACTGCGAATATCGAAAAGAAGTATTACGCGAAATTCTGAAGACTGAAGAAGGCAAGGCAGCATATACTAAGCTTCGCCCGCTGATGTGCGAAATGCTCGACGAAGTAATTGACAACGAACTTTCATGGACAGAATGGTTGTTTGATGGTCGTTCCATTGTTGGCACCAATGCTTCTATCGTGAAGAAATTCGTGCTATACTCTGCTCGAGATGTTGCACTATTTCTTGACCTCGAAAGCAAGCATAGATTCGTCAAAGAAAACCCAATGCCGCATCTGATTAAATGGTTTGACATTGACTATTCTCAGAGCGCGCCACAAGAGAATGATGTTCCAAACTACAAACTTGGTACTGTAAGTAATGATGACAATGGAGAGGAATTTGATTTATGATTAACAATATTTTCAAACGTACTACTGACCTGACTATTGCTGTTGTTGAAGCTTTCTATTCAGAAGAGGTAATCAAGTTTACCGAAGACGAATACAAAGCATTGTATAACGCGATTCAGAAACGAATGCTGGGAAAAACAAAGAAAGTGGAGCTCGAAGGCATTGAGTCGTTATCCGAGGAAATGCTGGCTTCTTTGATTGATATTGCCGAAGTGATTGCTCCGCGCATGGGTGAACTTGTATGAAGACGAGATTATTCTTCACTTATCCCACATGTGTTGACCATGCCTATATTGATAACCAGGGCTTGATTATCGGCGGTTCGTATCATCCGATTATCGAAGTAATTGGAGAAGTCGACGAGCACGAGTCTGTGGTTATTGATTTCTCTTCAGGCAAGAAACGCATGAAGCAGATTATCGACGAAGCTGACGGTCGAATTGGCTTTGACCATAAGCTTTGGATTATCCCTGGTTTATCTGCTTGTCAGACACAGAATCATTCGGATACTCATTATCGTATTGAAACTGCCTGCGGCAATAAGATTATTCTGCCTAAAACCGATGTTCATATTGTGCAGAGGAATTTCGATAGAACTGTGCCAATTACAATGGCAGCAGAGATGGCAGATGTTCTGAAACGAGAGATGCCAGAATTCGACTTCGAAGTGAAACTGACCGAGGTTCCGTTCACTACTTCAAACGATGACGAGCCATTAACTGCATTGTTTCGCTATGCTCATGGTCTGAAAGATTCTACTTCGTATGGCTGCAAGAATATTGCACACGGGCATCTCAGTTTCTTCGAGATTACAGAACGTCGAAACGACTATCGAGAAGAATGCGAAGACTGTCAGCTTGGTAATAAGCTGATTAAAGATGGCATGAGAAACCTGAACAATATCGTGTTCATCAATAGAGCAAACGTCATTTCCGAAGACGACAACCTGATTCATATCGGATACGATACTCCGCGCGGTCGCATGGACATGACAGTGAACAAGAATGTTCAGCCCTATGCTGTTCTCGAAACAGAATCGACAATCGAGTATCTGGCAGAGTTCATCTTCAAGCGTTTTGCAAATGCGATGCTTCTTGCGAAAGTGAAAGCCTTCAGAGTTTCCGAAGGCTTGCAAAAAGGTGTGACATTTAGAGTAGCCGAACAATGGGACAACATCATTTTCTAATGTTGTTTTTTCAGTTGAAGACTATTAATTCAACTGTGTGTTGAAACTAATCGCTGTCCGCGTGTTCTATACTTTGTAACTTGCTGAGCAAATCGGTATTGATGCTGATTTGCTCTTCAAGTATCTGTTTGGTTTGCGATAACGAAAGCTGAAGTGATTTAACAATATCATTCAGCAATGTGTTCTGACTCTTATAAAGACTATTCTCGGTTTCAAGTTGAGCTACCTTGGCACGGAGTTCTGTATTCTCGACCTGAAGATCAGCAAGCTGTTTTTTAGCTTTCTCTTCGGCAGCCTGGGCATTCACCCTGGCATCTTTCAGATAATCGAGCAACTCAAGCTGGGCTTTGTCGTGTTTAATCTCGCTTACGTTACCAATGATGAATTTGCGGACAGAAAACAGGGTGGCACCTGCCCCTGTTATTACCGCCACCACCATAGAAACCAGTTCTTGAGATATTTCCATAATTTCCCGCGAGATTGCTTGAGGTCTTCAATATCGGCAGAGAGTTTTATCTGCTGAAGGCGAAGTTCCTCGATTGTTTCTGACATTTTCCTTATTTGTGCCATCATAGTTAATACATCGGCAGCATTGACTTGTACCTGTGTCATAGTTTATAATCTTATTTTAGTAATTTCCCGTAACGTTTATTTAAGTTCAGAATGAAAGGAATGATATGGAATTGTTTGATAACCCACACAAGAAATACCTAGACCATGGTCATGTTGTATTGCTTGATGTAATGGGTTCAGATGAAGATATTGAATATGCTGCTCGTATGTCGTATGCAAATGGTACTAGAACAGTGAGCCAAACTCAGAGCTTGCTGGATTTCTTGATGCGGCACGAGCACACTTCGCCATTCGAGATGGTAGAGATTAAGTTTCAGATTAAGATGCCGATTTTCGTGATGCGACAACTAGTCAGACATAGGACCGCGAGTTTAAATGAAATGAGCCTACGATACTCAAAAGCGACAGACGAGTTCTATGTTCCGGCACTATCAAGGATGAATACTCAGAGCTCAAGCAACAAACAATGTTCATCCGAAGAGTTAATTGACTGGCCAGCAGAAACGAGAAACCTGATTAGTGTATTCAACGAGAATGCGTTTGACGGCTATACTGCATTGCTTGATAGTGGATTGTCAAGAGAGATTGCTCGCGGTATTCTACCTGTCAATGGCTATACCGAAGTAGTATGGAAGATTGACCTGAAGAACCTGATGCACTTCTTGAAGCTTCGTCTTCACTCTCATGCTCAGAAAGAAATTCAGTGGCTGGCTCAGGCAATGTATGACCTACTCAAAGAAACAGGCAAGTTTGATTTGACTCTTGATGCTTTTGAACGCTATATCCTTAATGCAAGCAAGATGTCATCCGAAGAGATGAAAATTTTGCAGTTTGTGTTCAAGTCTGTTGATAAAGAAGATATTCAGGAGATTATGAAACTGACTGGTGCAAAATTATCTGCAAGAGAAATCAACGAATTAAAGGAAAAGCTGAATGTTGAATAAATATCAAAGAACTATAATCGGACTCGATGGTGTTGCAACAACGGTTGATGTTTACGATGTATTGCTTGCATTCGATGTTTCATGCCCTGCAATGCAACACGCCCTGAAGAAAATGCTTTGTTCTGGTCTTCGTGGACATAAGCCTAGTATTCAGGATAAACAGGAAGCCATTGACTCCATTCTGCGAAGTATTCAGCTTGAGAGACAAAATAATGGAGAGACAATTTCAGATTAACATCGGGATTCAGTTCCTGGTGTTCTGGTTGCTGTTATCTGTGATTCTGACATGTGCAATGATACTTGAAGTCATCGATGTTGGTTGGTGGCTTCCTGTTGCGACATTCTGCATGCCGTTTATAATATATGCGGTCATTGCTGCGATTGTTGGTCCGCTTTGTAACTATTCTGTGTCAATACAGTTTCCAAGATGGTCTGGTCTTCAGAGACTTGATTGTCGATGTCATCATATAGATGAGGATACCAGCAGCCGTTGATATTGTCGTTGTACCACATTTCTGGTCGCTCAAGAATGTTGAACTTGAACTGATACTTTACTTCAAGATAGTTCACATAACGTTCAAGCTTCCCAATAGCAAGGATATGGCGCTCGAATCTTTCGACGCCATTTTCTTTTATCAGTGCCTTTATCTTGTCTGAAGAAGAATAATAATGTTTCCAGTCGGATTCGACTGTCGTTCTTCTCTTGTCAGTTTTCTTCAGCTTTCGCTTGCTCCAAAAACTCTTCTTGCCAATATACTTCATGCCAGTTTCTTTATCGATAATGAGATAGACAAAGCCAGAAGCATCTTTCGGCACGGTCATGAGCGGCTTTCCCTGGAACATCCAGTAATTCGAGTATTCTTTTGCCATGTTAATTCGTGTAAATGTTGTTGATGCAGATACGACAGATGTGTATAATGTGAAACATAGAAACGTTGCTACTACTTAACAAACCCTCATAAAGGATATTGAGAATGACTAAACTGCAAAATTTCAAAAACGCTAACGTAAACGCTGTTTATGGTTTCGACGGTCAAAACGTTGTTAAACGTTCTACTGGTGCTGTTGTTAAATTCGAAGGCAATCGTGTTCGCCTCAACATTGACGGCAAACGCACATGGTTCAAACGCGAAGCATTAGAAGTGGTTCAGAACAAAGAACGCGCTGCTCGCAAAACCACTAAAATGGCAGTTTACCGCAACGAGATGGCTAAGCGTGTTATGGCAGGCGAAACCAAAGAACAAGTTTACGCTGACATGATTCAATACTGCAAAGACACTGGACTGATTGCAAAACATCGTGACGTTTGGGTTTACTTTGCTCGCAGCTGGGGGCGTGTTAGCAGTGAACCAAGCAAATTCGTATTATAAGCCTAGAGAGTAAGGCAAGCGCGATTTCTTGTAAAGGATTTCGCGCTTCAATTTCATTGTCAAACTCGGTAAATACAACAAAATACACGAGATTATGACATGACATTAGAAGATGAATTCAAGCACATGACCGATGCTGCAATACGGTCAAAGACACGAGGCGCCATGAAATGGTTTCTTGGAAAGATTAGAACTGTTAGAGGTGGTGAAGCCATTATAAAAGATAACCCCGATTTTGCTGCGCCAGTGAGAAGCAATCATAAACCATTCATAGGTGGCATGTTCACTTATTGGTATCTAGCTAAGACACGCGAGAAGCTTCCGTACTGGGATGCCTTTCCTTTGATTATTCCGATTGAGTTTTACTCGGATGGTTTCCTTGGCATTAACTTGCACTATCTGCCTATTCAGCTTCGAATAAAGATGCTCGACAAGCTGATGAAATACGAGACCCAGGCTTCAACAGGCGGCAATGGTGTTAGAACATACATGAAACTGTCTTATCCTATGCTGAAGGCTATGAAGGATTTGCCCGCATTCAATTTCTGCCTGAAGCGTTATCTGTACACTCAAATCAAATCGAAAGTCATTAGAATTGACAGTTCGGCATGGCGCGAAGTGGCTTTCCTTCCGACTCAGCAATTCCAGAAACAATCTGAAACTGTCGTATGGGCAGATGCAAAACGTGCAGCCCGCAGATACGGCAAAGCAAAACGAAAAGGTAAGAAATAATGTATCATTTGATTGAACCACTGAATTATAAGATAGGCGATAGCACATACGAGATGTCAAACCTCGTTGCTTCTATTGTTCTGAAACGACTCAATATTGATAGAACCTTTCTGTTCAAGGAAGTTATTATTCAGCCTGATTCGACACCAGAACAAATAAGCTTCGACCAGTACGGCACTACTCAATACTGGTGGGTCATTGTTCTCGTGAATCATATTGTTGACCCATGGTCAGACCTGCCGATGAATAATGATTTGCTTGTGAACTATACAAAGGCCAAGTATGGTAATCCAGACGACCTGCATTGGTTCATTGATATTCGAACTAATACAGTATGCGATGACCGAAGCACAGAAGAAAAGTGGACGCAAGAGTGGCAGAATCAAACCCTGCCAGAGTACATTGTGCCCGTAAGTCATCTCGAATACGAAGCAGACCTCAATATCAAGAGAACGAGGATTCAGGTCGTGAACCCAGACTACATTTCAACATTCGAAGAAGTATTCAAGGAAACAGTAAATGAAGATTAAGCAATCGGGCTTTGGCGACCTCTACTCGTACGAAGTCACTCATAACGGTAAACCAATTACCGATGCTGTCGTTACTCTTCAGATATTCCAGAACTTGCTTTCTCCGGTATGGAATGTTCAAATTGAGATTCTTGATACCGTGAACCGTGCAGCAAAGTTCAAGGCTGGCGACAAGTTCGGAATCATGCTCGAGACCAAGCAAGGATTCGACACAGACGGGAAATATAACTTCGATTGTTTCTTGTACGAGATTGTCAATCGAACTCAGCATTCTCAGAACACGGTATCGCTAATCGTTAAGTGTGCGACACATGGCTTCAGAGAGAATCATGTTGAGAAGGTCAAGAAGATATTCAAGAACAAATCTCAGGACAAGATTGTGAAAGAGATTGTTCAGGATTCTCTTCATGCCACGGTGGGTGACAAACCTCCGAAACCATCTCAGCATGAACCTCACACGCCGTATAAACAGAAAGACGGCAGTCGACAACCGAGCAAGGCAGAAGATGATATCGTGTATCTTGGGTCGAATGTTGCTCCGTTCGATGCCATTGCATATATGCTGAAGAGTGCGAAGATGGATGGCAAGGCGGACTTCGTATTCTTCACGAAGGATGCTCAGTCCAAGAAATTCGACTTTGCTTCGCTGTCTAATATGTTCAGACGAAAACCCGTTGCTAAGTTTGTTCAAAGACCGAGTGCAATTCTTGAGAAAGGCGATTACAGACTGAACAAGAATCTAGAGTTCACATTCTTCGTATTCGACCATTTTGATGATATCGGCAATGCTGCTTCTGGATTCAAGGGCAATACTGTATTCACATTCGACCTGACATCTAAGCAATTTGACTCGAAGCCGAAAGGCAAACAGAAGGATGCTTGCTATGGCTTCGAACCTGTTCATAAGGAATACATTGACGCTGGTCCAGGCATGCACGAGCAAGCAAAAGACTGGTGGCCGAGTCGTCGTCAAGACCTGTTCAAAGCCGAGCAAAACAAGCTGAAGATTCAAACCTTCGGTCATGCCAAGGCATTTGGATGGCTAGCAGAAACAGTTGAAGTCGATGTGCCTGCTAATAATAGTCTTGACGAACAAGCAAGACTCGACGACAAATATAAAGGGAAATACATGGTATCGGCAGTAATGCACTATATCACATCCGAAAAGTATTATTGCAACTTCGAACTCGTTAATGGGTGGTCGAAATGAATTTCAGCTTCGGTAATTTCGTCTGGTGGATAGGCAAGGTCGTTGACATTGAAGACGAGAAGAAACTCGGTCGCGTTAAGGTTAGAGTATATGGCTATTACGATGAAGAGATTCCCGACGAAGACCTGCCATGGGCAGTTCCCGTGTCGCCCATTCAATCCTCGTCGTACAATAAGGTTGGTTTCAGTCCAACAGGCATTCAGGTCGATGCGACTGTGATTGGTTTCTTCATGGACGGAGAAACTGCTCAGGTTCCCGTAATCATGGGAACATTGCATGGCATCGCAGACAAAGGGCACGACGTTCATCCTCTTGCACTTGGTCAAGGCGGTGGCAATAAGCCAAACTATCATGGAGTAGGTCGAGGTTCTGCATACAATGCGAAGTATCCTCACAATCACGTTATAAGCGGTGAGAACGGCACTATCGTTGAACTTGATAACACGAAAGACAACGAGCGCATTGCATTCGAGCATCCCAAGGGAACATGGATGGAAATTCAACCCGACGGAACAAGAGTGAATCAGACCTCGGAGAATGAATATCGTGTCGTTAATAAAGATGACTATATTCTCGTCAACGGCAATGCGACGATTATGATTGGCGGCGATGTTAGAATCGAAGTTGAAGGCAATGTGTCGGAACACGTCAAAGGCAACAAGGTCACGAGGATTGACGGCAGCTATACCGTGCATTCTGATGGTCAATATACACGAACGACTAAGTCATCTTCGAGAGAAGCATCGGAAGGCAATCATAAGATAACTGCAAACAGAATTGACTTTAACTAAGTAATAGGCAAATAAACTAGTTTTGTGAAAAGGAATTATTAAAGATGGCATCGAGCACTACTTCCAACTATCTCTTCAACAAAGAGATGAAATACATTCTGAAAGGTGAGGCATTCCAAGTGCCAACCACCTTATATGTGGCATTGTTTACCACTGTTCCGCAATTGACAGGGGCAGGCGGTGTTGAGGTTTCGACTTCTGGTACAGGTTATCAGCGAGTTCCGATTCTTCAGAACACGGGGTGGCAAGGACCAGCAGGCACTAATCAGGAGTATTCAAACGCAGCCGATTTGAGCTTCCAAGTACCGACAGGGAATTGGGGCACAATCACGGGATGCGGCATTTACTCAGCACAAGACGGTGGTGACCTATATTGGGTTGGTTATCTAACAACTTCGAAGGCTGTAACCGCAGGTGACGGTGCTCCGAAAATCCTCGCAAATGCGTTGAAGATTAGTCGAGCTACTTGCTAAGGTTGACATATCAATAGATTCAAATTATAATGGACAAGTTCTTAATAGCAGGCTTGTCCATTTTATATCATATGACAAAAGAAGAATTACGACAGTTCATCCTCAATAATTTTCCGATGAAGAACGGAAGATTCACTGGCGATGTTGAGAGATATTGCAAGCGACGTTGGACTGATGTTTACGATGCTATCGTTCAATCATCAGAATACGAGAAGTTCAGCGATAAGGCATATTGTATCATCGAGGGAGGAGAGCATAGATGCTTACAATGTAATGCGCTAATACCATTCACATGGGAAAAGCGTGAGCACAAATATTGCTCAAGGAAGTGCATGGCTGCTTCTGAAGAATGGCGACGTTTGTATAAGGAATCTTGTATCGAAAGATATGGTGTTGACAATTGCTTGAAGTCTGATGAGGTTCAGGCTAAGAGAAAAGCCACATGCGTTGAGAAATACGGACACGAGAATCCGTTTGGTAGTGATATTATCAAAGACAAGATAAAATCAACTATGCTTGAGAAATACGGAGTTACGAGTCCTATTCAGAATGAAGAGATACGTCATAAAACCGAAGAGACTTGCATTAAACGATATGGGTCATCGAATCCGTTTGGTTCAGCATTGGTTCAGGCAAAGTCAAGGGAAACAATGATTTTGAAGTATGGTCATGCTCATGCTTTGCAGGTTGAAGAATTGAGAGAGAAGGCACGACAGTCATCGTTAAGGAACTGGGGAACCGAAAATCCGATGTCAAGCCCCGAAGTCATGCATCGTTCACTCTGTGGTCGAGCAGGTGTTCCATACTCAGATAATCCTTATTCGGCAGTATTGAAGAAGTATGGTATTTCAAGCAATATTGAACCCACACTAATTGTTCCGACAAAATATGGCGAACTGCCAAAAGAGATTATTGAAGCTCAGGTTAACGGAACTGTTACTATTGAACTACTGAAGAAACATTATTCAGATTATAGGCATGCGGCATATAAACTAGGTATTGAGCTAGACGGAAATATAACAATACCACATCAGATGGTGTGCGATATTCTAGACAAGCATGGCGTTGAATATATCACTAATACTCGTTCTGTTATCAAACCGAAAGAGCTTGATATATGGATTCCAGAACACAATGTTGGCATAGAAGTCAACGGTCTGTATTGGCATTGTACAGATATTCCAATAACTGATAAACGACATCTTGAAAAATTCGAGCTGGCTAGAAGTCTAGGCATCAAACTTCTTCAGATAACCGATGCCGATATCCTAAACAAGCCAGAATTGATTGAAAGTATGATTCTATCGAAACTCGGAAAACTACCAGAAAGCATTATGGCAAGAAAGTGTGCCATCGTTGGTCTCAGTATTTCCGAAGCAAACGAGTTCTATTCGAGATGGCATTATCAAGGCAAGACTACAATAGCAGCACGGTCAATCGCTTTGCTTTATGATAACGAGATTGTGGCTTTGTTGTCTTGCACAATGAAAGGCAAGGAATGCAGAATAGAACGCTATGCCTGCAAACCGTTCGCAAATGTTGTTGGTGGTTACTCTAAGCTTGAATCTAGACTAATTAAACTTGAGATGCCAGAAAGACTCGTTACATTCAGCCTTGGTCTTATTTCCGATGGTTCTCTATACAGTCGAAATGGATACGAGACCGAAGGTTATGCCACAAAGCCCGAATGGTATGTTAGCGATAATAAATTACTGATGAATCGTCAGAGATTTATGAAACACAAGATGCCTAAATTGTTCGGAGAAGGATTCAGTCCAGATAAAACAGAATGGGAGAATATAATTGATAATGGTCTTCGCCTTTACTTCGGGGCAGGGATAACCAAGTGGGTTAAGGAAATATTATGATAGTAAGGTTTATCAATAACAAAATTCAGAAGTTTGAGGATGTTTGGATAGTAGATGATTCCACACTAGAGTCATACAGAAATCAGCTTCCTGACAATGACGTTCGATATCTCATATGCGATTATAACGGTTTAGTAATTGGGTTAAGACAAGGGAATAAAACAACAAAACGTGTTTTCTTTGACGATATAATGGTTGTCCTTGACGATAGATTTTGCCTAGAAGAAACTGAAGACAGAATTAAACGACAGTTAGATAAGTTCAATAAAAGATGGTGTCATTGCCTAGCATAACAAAAGCCTCGTTTCCATAAAAGGATTCGAGGCTTAATCACATTCAAACGTTATCTTGCTTCGAGTTCAAATGTATCCGAGATATACTCGTCCAGAATGTGTTTCAATTTTAACACTTGTTTTAGTGATGGATTGAATATTTCTCTTCCCATTCTCGACTCAAGACAAATAAAAATTTCATTGTCTCTATTCAACACAACGGAAAGATTGGTGTTAACATCGTTTTCAACCAAAAGTTTTCTAAGCATAATCTTCTTTCAATATTTGTTGTTTCTGTAATGTTTCAGGATTTGCTGCTTAACTTCTTGATACTTCTGAAGTAACCAGTCTTCGTCTTCTAGTGCTTGAATCTCCTTTTCAATTGAATCATACTTACTCGCCATCTCGTGGAATTTATTGAACCTGGCTAGAATGCGACCAGCAAGTTTAATCAACGGATAGACTTTATTATGGTCAGTTTCTTTATCGAGAAATTCGATGCGAGATATTAGTTCTTCTCGACTATAAACAGGGCAATGGGTCAATTCTTGTTGCGCCCAGTACACCTGCTCGTGTTTCAGTTTTTCAAACATATTTGCATTTCGAGGAATAAAGAAAGACCATTGCCCAACGGGTACTAAAGATAGGAGGACAGGATGAAATAATGGGCAATGGTCTATAAAGCTGTTACGGCATCTGACTAATGATATACAGAATTGTTTTGCGCTCGGGTGTTAGTATATAGAACACATTAGACACAATCAGAGTAATCAGAAGAATCTTTGTAATTCGACGTGCCACTGTTGCGAACTTGGCAACTTCTTCATCGCGATAGGTTATGAATGTCGCAAACATCGAAATCAAGAAACCAGACAACGACATGATTCTCAATGCTTCGAGAGAGAACTTAAGGTTAGTCACAACATCGGCAAGGTAAAACAGGAAAGCCTTATTCATAGTACAATCTCCAAGTACCAGCCGTCTTCGAATGCTTCTTCTGGCTGATATGCAATGTCAACAAATTCGCTGTCAGAAACATGAAGGATAAAGCTTGGCACAATGTCATTGCCGTCAACTTCGGCTTTGATTGAAAATGTTCCGCTTTCTGACTCGCCGGAAATAACAATCTCGCTGCCGTCTTTAATTACAGAACTCAATGGTGCTTCGACGTCGTCATTGCGTGCTACGAACCAACCGTATTCTTCGTTCCAAATCAGTTCCATTTTGTGTTTGCCTTTCATAAAAGCTTTTGTTCATGTTTCGTATTATATTAGTTATTTTGTCGTATGTCAATTAAATTTTTAAATAACCTTGACAAATATCTATAGGAAATCACAATGGCTGGATACAAAAGAGTCCTTCGCGACCTCGAGCCTGTTGCATTATATTCATTTGACGGAGAACAGCTGAAGAACGACAGACGCTTTCTTGAGCGCGAAGATATTATCGACGATACTGGTAATAGCAATGGTGGACTTCGTCTTGAAACTCAAGATACTCTCATGCCTTGCTATTACATGACATCTGGTCTTGCACCACTTGACAAATATGAACAGCGAGCAATGCGGTTCTGTCCGCAGGGTCCGCAACCATACGCCGAGCAGCATGGTCAATCAAGATGGCCGAAGGCATATATCCTGGCACCGAATTGTATAGAATGGGATTTCAGTCGCAACGAGTTTACCTATGTTTTCCTGATGCGTAGGGAATCTTCAAAATACGAATACGACAATAATGACGAGAAATACGGTCACTATCATTATCGTGATGTAATATTCACACATACAGGCATTGTTGAATTCGGAATGCAGCATGGCTGGAACCATGCAGAACAAGGATGGATTAAATTCCCGCCAATTAGCAACGAGTATTTGATATTCAACAGACCGACAGTAAACTCGAAGATTGGCGAGAAAGCAACAATGATTACTGTTAGGTTCAAGGCTGGCAGACTTCAGGTATTTGCCAATCTAGAAATCATCTTCGACAAGACATACGATATTGACGAGAATATTTTCAGCATTGACCGTGGCAGCAAAGAACTCACAATAGGCGGTCGTCATGTTCCGACTTCCGAGCCCGAGTTCAGAGTATCAGACAGGATTACTGCACCAACAGATATTGACCAGTTCACCGTGTATAACAAAGCCTTGACAGATGTTGAGCTTGCTCGCCTTTATCGTAGAATCTGGGGCTATGTTGATATGATTGAAGCCGACAATCCGTCTGCTTTCTTCACATTCGACGATATGTCACTTCGAACAGACAAGAAGATAGAGAAGCGTGTTGGCACATATCAAGACCTCATTGTAATGGGAGAACGCGATAAGGTTATAGCGAGGAAGCCCGGTCCATGGGCGACGACAAAGGCGATGTCATTCACTGATGTGGTCTTGAGAAATCCATGGGATACTGGTTTAAGAGCAAACTTCGTGCAGCTTAGTCAAGACTTCACGATGTCATTCGCATTCAAGATTGAGCACTCCGAACGCGGTGTGTTGTTTAGTCATGCAAGCGAAGACCCGCCGTATTATGGATTCACACTATGGACACATTCGTCTAATAGAAGATACAGTCAGGGCTGGCTTGAAATGGTATTCAGTCAAGACCTTCCACCCGTTACAGTATCGTCCAACCTAACCTCGGGCTGGCATTCTATTGTTATTCGAAGACGAGGCGTGTTCTTCGATGTATGGTTTGACGGAGAAAGAACAGTATTCGAACATCGCGTTGAGTATCCACAAGAAGCTCGCGGCACTGTCAAGATTGGTGAATACTTCTTTGGTAGTCATCTTGACATTAAACCAATTAGTGGTTTCCTCGCCAACTTCGTCGTGTATCAGAGAGCATTGCCCGAAATCAAAATCAAAGCGTTCAATGCCTTCGAAAGCATCTACACGATTCGAGGAACCGCAACAGTAAATGGTAATCCTGCCGTGCTCGATATACGAGTCTATAGTCATACCACAGGCGAGCTGATAACCTCAGAGAAAAGCAATCCCGAAACTGGTGTATGGGTGTGTCATCTTCTAACAAACGAGGCAATTGATATTGTTGCACTTGACCATCAGGATGCAACTATTAAGGTCAAGAGTTACGGACCAATTCTACCGAGCGAGAATAACGACGAGCCATACAGACTATGAGCTATACTAACAATTTCAACTTTGAATGCCCTTACTCACAAAGCTGGCATAATGACTTCGACTTCCCGTATATGGGATGTTCGAATACGCTCGGCTTGGTTGAGGTTCCGCACGGGGCATCGGTTGAATTTGACCTTCGTGTTGGTTTAGAGCTTCTGTTGTATCATGGTCAAGAAGTCAAGTTCGAGTTTGCAAAAGAATCCAAGCTGTTTGAATTTTCGATGTACCACGGCGAGGATTTGTATCCGAAGATTCAGCCAAGTCATTATTTCGGAACAACGATGTGGAAGGGCGAGCTTATCAACCCCGATGTTCGCTACTATCCAACAATCGAACTGAAGCTGAAGAATCTTGAGCATGGTTCGATTAGCTATGCTTCTCTCAATACTGAACCAAGGTTTGCTGTTGATGAAATTAAAATCGGTTCAACACTTATTGCAGGCAAACTGGTCACTCCGTTTGTTCTGGCATTCAATAGTAATAGGAATGGTTCAAGACTAGATTTCGACCTGACACTAACAGGCGGCAATTATCTAGAAGGATTTGATTCGTATCACGGCGAGATTGGTTCTGCAACATTGAATAATGCTGCACCAGCAATCAGACCATTCGTAAAACACGGTGCAATCCTAGAAGCCGATACTCTTGTGGCTTTGAAACCTTTGCCACTACCAATAATGAATGCGTGGCACGATGCCAAGCTTGTTGGCGATGTGTCTGCTTCGTATCAGCTTCCACCAAAAGCATTGCATGGCGCAATAGTAAACTTTGAAATTGTTGTCAACGACGATGACCTATGGCGTGTGCGAGCTGGTCATCATACCAAGGTTGAACTTTCTGTTTCGTCTTCTCTTGCTGTTAAGAACATTGAACACGGCGAAGGCACAGAATTCAATCTCGAAACACGCGGACCACCTCTGTTTGAACTCAATGCTGTTCACGGTTCTAAGTTTGAAGCAGAACTGACTCACTTGTATTCTGCTGCATTGTACCCGTATCCGTTTGTTCATGACCAGTGGTTTGACCCAACGATTACTCCGACCACATTGCATTTCAACACTTGCCATGCTTGCGATTATCCAATCAAGCACTGGAACTTTATCATGCAGCTTGAGCGTTATCCAAGCTTGCTTGAAACATGGAGTGCAGAGCTCAAGACCAGAACTGTGGTTGACCTCAGTATTGACAGAAACATCGAAGTCAATATGTACGATGGCTTCCAGGTTGGTTTGCAGATGGATAACGTTACACCTGTTGAACCTGCAATTATATGGCATGGTAGCAGAGTAGAACCATTCTGGCTAACAACACAACCAAGGATTGATACAGACCATACTAATCCCGAGCCTAACCCAGATGACATGATTATCGAGGTTGAGACCGAAGACCCGAAACCCGAACAATATATTTCGCTTCGTGGTGGTGCTTACGGACTGCTTAATCTGTCTGCATACAGATGGCTCAATCCCGAGTTCCATATTGGCGAGAGAATTGAATGGGATATCACAATAGATGATTTCTCGTTCAAGATTTGGCATGGTCAGATTCTTCAGCCTAGTCTTGCAACCACGGTTCGTCTCAATCCTGAGTTTGATTATGGTGCTTCTCTAAATGCTACATTGTACGACCCGCCGATTATGATGTACGATGGCTCTCGTCTGGACTTTAGCATGAAACTCGTTTATGATGTAGAGTGGACAGAAACAGGCTGTGTTGATAATGAATGGGTTGATGCAAACGGCGAGCATAAGGTAGCAATCGAAATGGAAGAGTTCAGGCATTCGCTGAAAGCAAGGTGTTTCTAATTATGAGCGCAAAGAGTATTCAACAGCGAATCGATAATGGCGGAACGTTTGATACATTCACACCTGGTCAGACGTTCTACACACTCTCGAAAGTATATCGGTTTACGCTTATTAAGAACGATAGTATCGAGTTCAGGATTTCTGTGATAAATGCACAGACCACACCCAAGTATTCGATAACGTTTTATAGATTCGATAACAACAAGGTAAAACAGTTTCAGAAGTATAACGGATATCAGTGGAACTATAAGTTCAATATTGACCTGGCGAAGGGCGATTGGTTCATTGAATTTGAAACTAATGCAGAGTTACAGGTCAAATCCATTCCGACAGACTTTCACTATAAGGCTCAGTTTCAGTTCGATTTGGTTCACGGTTCGAAGTTCCGAGTTTCATTGACGACAAAGAAAAGACCTGTTGAGTGCCATGAAGAACTCGAATACGAGATTATCGATGGTGAAGTTCCGCCTGGTCTGAAATTGTTCAAGACTGGTCTTATTCGTGGCATTGTTGAGAATCTAGATTGTATCAATGACGGAGAAGGCAGATACAATCCAAGCTTCAACTGGTATTACGACAATCACGATGGCACATCTCAGTCCTGGGGCAGAAGATGGCGGTTCAAGGTTCGAGTCAGAATCAAGTCTCAGCCAGATGTGTTTGCTGACCAGTGGGTTTGTATTCGTGTCTATAATAACTGGAATCTTGATGCTGCGATGTTTGCAGAGGAAGATGATACGGTTTATTATGCAAGAGAATCGAAAACTGAGATTCCAAGCATTCCCGAACTGTGTCCGCCTTGTCCGAGCGAACCAGATATCACAATGCCGAAGATTGACATTCAGACTGTTGAAAGGTTCGAGCAGGTTGAATGTGTTCCGTGTGCAGACCCGACAACTCCGGTCAAGACCGAAACCTATCCAATTCCGAGAGACCTCAGAATCAGAACTCCGGACGAATTGATTCGTTATTATCTGAAGTATCATAACAACTTCGAACCGCTTGTAATGGCATTGCATAATTCGGCATTGATGCACGAGATTATCGACAATCTAGGCAAAGAGAATAGATTTCCGTCAACTGTGTACGAAATCAAGATTGCTGATGATAGTGTTACCTTGTACAAGTATTGGTTGAACGAAAACACTTCTGTCAATTCTGTCGATGCTATTATGCGAGCAGAGAAAACAATCACAGGGCAGATTAACCCGACGGACATTGTTTCGTATCATGGCGCTCATATGCGAGGTATTCTAACATGGTAAACGACCTTTGTAATTGTAAAGAGCCAGATGATATACGGCAACCAACTGAAATCAATAAGGAATTGTGCCCGTGTGAGAAAGAAGACGAGCCAATCATAAAACACAAAACAGAACTTGTTGAAATGAAAAGGAATTGTATTAACTCAATAGCAGAAAAGCTGTCGAAATTTAAATATTGCAAACAAACTCCAGGATGCGATTGATGGCTGCTAATGCAATAAGAGTTAATGACATGACAACTGGTCACGGTTGTTTTCCTCCGCAAAAACTATCAGAAGGTTCGCCCGACGTGTATGTTAACGGCAGACCAGTTATCAGACAAGGCGATGTTGCTCAGGCTCATATGTGTGGTATAATTGAATCTGCTCATATTGGTATTGTCAAAGAATACTATAGGAAATGTACTGTATTCATAAACGACAGGATTCCCGCTCGGTTGCTCGACAAGCTCGAGAAAGGCTATCTTGTAGAAACAGGCGAGGAATGCGGTTGCGATGGCAAGATTATAACTGGAGCCAAAACCGTGTTCTTCGATAATAGGAACTCATGATGTTTTATAGCGATATTAACTTAAACTTCAAGCCGCATCCACTGACGGGCGATATAACGTTTTTGATTGACGATAACGCTGTCAAGAGGTCGCTTGTTCATATTGCTGCTATGCTGCCGTATGACATTCCGTTTGAGTCGGAAAAGCATGGTCATATTCGAGAGCTTCTATTCGAGAATCCGTCCGATGCAACTATTGTGGCACTAGAACAGAGGATAAGATGGGCTATAGAAACAATGGAACCTCGAGCCAGGATTGACAACATTGATATTACTCTTTCTGCTCAAGAGAACGGATATCATATTAAGGTTGACTTCCATGTTGTTAGTCTCATCGAACAGCAATCAATCGAATTTTATATGGAAAGACTAAGATGAACGTTTCTCAAATTGATTTCAATCACTACAAGCAAAAGCTGAAAGAGTATCTTCGTTCCGATAATCGGTTCCGCGACATCAACTTCGAAGCTTCGGGTATCAATGCTATTCTGAACCTCTTGGCATATAACAGTCATTATCTTGGCTCGTATATGTTCATGCTCAATAACGAGTCGAGCATTGATACTGCTCAGACTGCTCAGTCGGTTTATTCTAAGGCTCGTGGCCTAGGCTATACTCCTAGACTGAAGAAATCGGCAACTGTCGAGGTTACAGTTTCGAGGATTGAAAATACCTTTCCCGACAAAGGGTATGTCGTATTGCATCGCGGTAAAGAGATTACTGGTACGGTATCAAGAAGCTCGGACTCTCGCAAGTTTGTCAACATGGATGACATCTTCTTGTACGACTACGAGAAGACAATCGACAACAAATGGGAGTTCAAGTCTGGCAGAGCCGTATTGACCGAGGGCAGACTTTCTTCATGGGAATTCCGTGTAAACAGTTCTGTTCGATATCAGCGTTTCGTTATTAAAGACAAATCAGCCGACGTCGACAGTCTTCGTGTGTTCGTTAAGTCGTCTGATGCAGACAGCGGTATTCGATACGATAAGGCTGTTAGTGTATTCGATGTGAAGACCGATAGCCCCGTATACTATACATCTGTTACACGCGACGGCTATCTCGAAGTATTCTTCGGTGCCAATGTATTCGGCAGACAACCAGAAGATGGCAAAATCATTCGCTGCGAGTATGTTTCTAGTTCGGGCGAGCTTGGCAATGGTGCCGAAGCATTCAGTTTCCCTGGCTTCGAAATCACTGCAAACGAACCGTCCAATTCTGGCTCCGATGGCGAAAGCATAGAGTCAACACGATTCAATGCAATGACACATTTCAGAAGTCAGAACAGATTACTGACTCCAGACGATTATCGAAGTGCTGTTCTGTCATACTTCAGAAACATTCAGGCGATTAACGTTTGGCGAGGTGAAGAGCATTTCCGAAAATCGTATGGCAAGGTTTATATCTCTATCAAGCCATACTATGCAGACCGATTGTCCAAATCTGCGAAGAAGATTATTGAAGACCGATTGCTTGAAGACTCGAAACGTCTTGGCGCAGAGCCATTGTTCATTGACCCCGAGTTCATCGAATGCGATGTTGACATTGTTCTGGATACAGACATCAATAAGACTTCGACAACAGTGAAGGCTGTGAATGATGCCGCCGTTGCCGCTGCAATCGAATATAATACAAGTCAGCTTAATGTGTTTGGCAATAGTCTTTCCGATGTTGAATTGAACGACAAGATTCGTAAATCCTCGAAAGCCATTAATTCCTCGTTTACACGAAAAAGCCTGAGGAAACGTGCAGAATTCAGAACAGACGATACTGGCACTATTGCTGTGTTCTTCGGTAATCCGATTGTTCCTGGTAGTGTTGAGTTTGAACTTGTTGGTCAGAATTACACGTTCAAGTGTTCAGACAATAACGGGATTATAAGCGGTGTGACCACTAATGTTCGACATCCAATTACAAAGGAAGTCGGCAAGGTTGATTACGAAACAGGCTTAGTTCAGTTCAATCTTCCCGAGAACAATCCTGGCAAAGGGTCAACTGTTGTTTCGTGTACTCCGAAGAATCCTGATGTGAAATCTTCATTCAACAATATTGTGCGAATTGCACGAGTGAGGGTCGTAGATGAGTAAATCTATTATTCCTGCAATCAATACTCACTTTCCTGCCTATGTGAAAGACTACGGCAGATTCCGTGAGTTTATGCTTGCATACTTCGCTCAACTCGAAGAAGAGGGCAACCCAATTGAGTATGCCAACACTTTCTTGGATAATACCGATTCAACAAATGAGACGGCTCGATACTGGGATTCTATTCTTGCAGACCTGGCATGGAAACTTGGCTTAGACACGAAGATTCCGAAACGAGTGTTTGTCACTTTCATTCGTGATTATTATCTAAGTCGAGGTTCTAAGAAATCGCTCGTCTTCTTGTTCAGACTTTTGTTCGGTGTCGATGCTCAGGTGTCTTATCCAAGAGATGATATGCTCACTCTTGACCACACTGATTATAGTGGCTTCGTGTTCATGTTCTTTGAAGATAGTATTGATGAAGTCATGCTAATGAGACTTCGGAATGCTGCATTGGAGTTCGGACTAACAGGCGAAGGCATCATATCCAAGTCAAAACTGATTGTGGATAATGTTGTCAAGACTCGTGGTCTTGTTAAGATGACAGTGTCAACAACCGATACTTTTGTTTCTGGCGAGAGTGTTCGGTTCACAGGCGATGGTGTTTCTGTATTACTGAAGAACAAACCAAACTATTCGATTTTTCCAACAGACGAAACTCCGTGCTTTGCAGAGCCTTCTCACCCGCACTCAAGAGTGAAGAAGCATGCCACAGGTAGTATTGATGAGATTGAAATTGTCGATGGCGGTTCAGGTAATCCCGACAAGCTAGAGATAACAGCATCGGAATCTGGTGGTTTCTTTGGTCAAGCGACATCGACTTCCGGTGTTGTTACCAAAGCGGATGTTCTTTCAGAAGGCGAAGGGTTCAAGACCATTCCGAGATTGATATGCGGTAATGCAAACCTGAAAGCAAAATCGAAAACTATCGGCAAACCTTTAATTGTCGAAACATCTGAACCATGCTTCAATAATACAGAGACAAAGTTCAAGACCAGGCTTGATGCATTGTTTGAACAACCGAAGGCATGGAGTGTTGATAACCATCTGCTTGACCACGACGCTGTTCTTCAGGATAGTTTCTATTATCAGCAATTCAGCTATCGTGTTGAGTCATCGGTTTCAAGAACAGAATACGAACATATCGTATGGGATGAAGTGCACCCGTCTGGTGTTGTTATGTTATCGAAACTGAATATCGGCATCAAAGACAAGATTAAAATGAAAGTTAGGAAAATCAAATGATTGGATTTATTCTATCGAGTATGATTCGCGGTATCAATCGCAAAGAGAAACAAGCATGGTCGCGTGGTGTAGTGTATGCTCAGGGCGATGTTGTCATTTCGGGCAATAAGAAATATATTGCGATGAACAACGGCACATCTGGTCAGATTGTTCCGCAGCATAATACTGGTCAGGCAACAGACGGCGAAGTAATATGGTTGTTTGTTGAAGCACTTGATGCTATCGACCCTCCGACTGAAACTGTTTATCTCGGTGTCGGAACCGATAAGCCAGTTTACTTCAAACAGCTTTCTTCAACTTCGTTTTCTGCTTCTGTTTCCTATATCAAATGGAAGAGTGGCCTCGAAGTGGCCGAGAAAGATATTGTACTACACAATAACAATGTTTTCGTTGTCGTTGTTGGCGGCACTTCGACTGTTGAACCAAGCGATACCTCTGCATTCAACGTGAAGACTG